TCAATGTAGTTGTCTAGCTTTCGATAGTCGTTGAACTCATATCTTATCAATGTAAGATACTTCGCTGCGTCGATTGTCTCTACCTATAGACTTTTTACTATACCTTGGAAGTTACTCCTTGCCACTAGATGTATTACTACTCTAGTTTAGTATCTATAGTCTAACAAGACTTCCCCGCAATTAGAGAGGTTTTACTTCGACTATTCGTTAATCGAAGCGAGCCTTGAATTCTACTAACACATTTACATCTTTACCATTCTTAGCAGCTTCACATAAATATTTTACTACTTTCGAATTATTTGCAGTTCTATATAATGAAATACATATGGTTTCAACGTCATTATGCTTGCTCGCATCTTTCAACATTTGAATTACAGAATCAAATGAATGGTAAGGATAATGCAATAACATATCGCCGTCCACATCAATCATTCCCATTAATTGATTAGGTTTACAAAATTTCTTTCCTTCCATTTTAGGAAGGGAAGATTTTAATTTCAATTCTTTGAAGAAACTACTATCGATAACGGAATGAACAAGAATTCTTTCATTTCGTACTCCAGAAAGTTGCCGAAACAAATCTAGGGCATCTTCTCTCTCAGATTCTTTTACTGCGTTTAAATCAACTTCTACACAAATAATCTTGCCTCTCTTTCTTTTCTTAATTACTTTAGAGAATTCAAGCAAATCATCATCTACTAATTCATTAGGGTCTAATTGAGCACTTCTGGTTATTCTAAATGGAATAACATAGCACACATCCATTTCTTCTCTGATAAAGAGCTCCAATAAATACTCCATAGTGATATACCTTTGTGTATCAGGTATCTGAATAAGTCTATTATACTTATCAGGAATACACATTACTTTTAACTCTTTCCCATTCTTACCATTTATAATAACGGCAAGATTTATACCTTCATTTAGATTTTTCTTGAAAGGTTTCTTCATAAAATGAAGTTTTGAAATCTTTTTATAATATATTTTTCTTAAAGCTATTAACGCATCTTCAGCTCCATAGAATCTTGTATAGACTTCAATTCCTTCAGCACTTAATAATGCTTCAATTTCATTCTCTAATATATTACGCCTTTCGTAAAATGCCTCTACTTCTCTTTTAATCATTTCCAGTTGTTCTTCAGCCGTATAACCACAAATATCTGTTTCATATCCGAGTCTTTTTGAATCTAATAATCCGCCAACTCTTACAGCATAAAATTCTCGTAGATTTGAATCTACGATGTTAAGGAAACGAATCTTTTCTGTAACATCAGTTTCCCTTTCTCCTACTTCTAAGATTCGCTTATTAAATTTTAACCAACTAATTTCTCTATTAAAATACATAACTTTTTCTCTCCTTAGGTATTTTATTTATTATATCAGTGTCATTGAAATGATATATAAATAAATTCTCATCCATTTTAGTCCGAAAAACAATACTTTAATATCAACAAAGAAAGGTTGTGAAGATATGTTTGAATGCAAATTATGTGAAGATAATCATGAACGGTTTAAAACTATCGAAGGACTTTATTCACATTTAGAAAGAAAACACCATGATGAAATACCGCCTGATTGGTCGGTAGAACAATTTGCTTATTATTTGAAAACGGGTAAAAAACATGGTACTTGTGTTATTTGTAAAGGTAAAACTAAGTTTAATCCTAAAACAGGTAAATACTATAGACTTTGTGAGAATCCTAAGTGTAAAGAAAAGAATAGAGAGATATTTGAAAAGAGAATGATTGGTAAGTATGGGAAAGTATCCTTATTAGACGACCCGGAGCAACAGAAGAAGATGCTAGCTAATCGTAGTATTTCAGGAGAATATACATGGTCAGATGGAACTAAGAAAACTTATACAGGTTCTTATGAATACGATTTTTTAAGATTTTTAGATGTCCTTATGGACTATCCGTCTAGAGATGTAATTACTCCTTCACCTCATACCTATTATTATGAATATGAAGGAAAGAAGCATTTCTATATTCCTGATGTCTATATCGAGTCATTGAATTTAGAGATTGAAATTAAAGATGGAGGGGATAATCCTAATACTCATCATAAGATTCAAGATGTTGATAAAATAAAAGAAAGATTAAAAGACCAAGTATTATTATCACAAACGAGTGTTAGTTATATAAAGATTACAAATAAGTCTTATGATACTTTTATGAAGTATCTCATGGAGCTAAAAGACCAGTATAATAAATTAGATAGAAGGGAAAAATTTACTCCTATCTTTATATTAGCCGAGAATTATAACGAAGAAATTCTAGGAGAGATTGTAACAGAAGCAGATAACAACACGACTGATTCTCCAGATGTTCATTCTTCATCAGTTTTTTATGCTTGTGATACTACAGGTTTAAAAACCATTAAACCTACAAAAGATGCGAATGGAAATGAGTGCATTTATGCTTCTCCTTTCAAAGAGTATGCTGCAACAAAAGGACTTAAGTTAAATAACAGTCAGCTTTCTATTTCATCTAAAGTAGGTGAAGAAATTTCTATGAATGTGAAATTACATGATAAAGAAGCTAATGTAGACCGAGCCTTCTCTGTATATGAATTAAATGGCGATGGGTTTACTCCTGTTACAACTAATGGGAAAGAATCTAAGACAGTTTATATGAAGAAAGGTCATGCGGAAGTAATTCGTGAATTTAAGATTAAGAATTATCGTAAGTATATCAAGAGATTCCCTAATGTTAAATGCGAAGACTTTCCAACGGATAAACAGATAAAAGAAAAAGAGGTTGATAAAGAATCTTTAGAAACAGTTGAAGAAAGAACGAATTGTAATACTATTATTGAAGACGAAAGAAAAGTTCATGTTGATATTTTGCGTCTTGAAAAGGAATATGGAATTTATGTCGATGGAAAGTATAATGCTATTGTCCAAGTAAAAGGCTTTAATTTCAAATGTAGAGGACGTTCAGAACTGTTGGTTATAAAGGGCGATTCTGTCTATTTAGCAAAAAATAAAAGTGGTTTATATGGGAATTACTCTGTTCCTGGTGGTGGATGGGACCCAAAAGAACCACATGATGTTTCTGCCATTAGAGAAGCTGAAGAAGAAGCAAGATTGTCTACAACGAATGTACAATATGGCGGTAATTACTTAACTGAATATGCTGAACCTAAAAAATGGGAAAAAGAAAAGATACCTAAGAAAGATCAATGGAGAGGGTACTACACCGAAGTTTACATTGGTGAATATACCGGTAAGTTTAATGGTCATATCGATGAAGAGGATAAAGATGATATTATTAATATAGGTAAATTTTATCCAATATCTGAAGTTCGAGATATATTAAATCCAGTTCATAGAAGAATTATTGATGCTTATATTCAGCAAAGAGATATGATGAAAAAAGCACCATCTCATTTATATAGAGTTACTTATGAGGGTGATGGAGTTTATGAAGCATTTAGAAAGAATACTACATTTGAAGAATGGAAAGCATTTAAAGAATCTAAAGCTGCCAAATGGCTTCCTATTCCAACTAATTATGGCGATTCCGATGTAAGTTATTTTACAGAGGAAGGTTTCAAGAAATTCAGAGAATTAACGTTACCTTTATTTGAAACAAAACTAGATACTGATAAGATAATAGCAAATAAGATAAAGACTCCAAATGGTACTATTACTTATCATGACAAGTATCAGTATGTAATTGAACCAGAAAAAGTAACCGAGTCTTTAGAGTTAGTAGAGGAAGAGGCACATTATTCTTCTACAGATAAATATCCTGTGTTTATCGTTCTCATGCATACAGGAACTTCTATTGCTAATGCTATCAAAGCATTTACACATGATGATTTCTCTCATGCTTGTATTTCATTTAATTCCAGATTAGACCCACTGTATTCATTTGGTCGTAAAAAGTTAGATATGACTGATAATGGTTTTGTTGTTAATAGCCCTAAAGCTGATTTCTTTACAAAATTCCATACATATTACAGCGTATATGTAATGTATGTGAATAAAAAGTCTATCGATGCAATGAAACATAGATTGGAATATTTTATCAAGAATGAGGATACTCTCAAGTTCGATAATCTGAACATGATTGGTTGTGGCTTAGGAATTTCATCAGAAAAAAGTAAGAAGTATTTCTGTAGTAGATTCTGTATGGAAATAATCGGTCAAGGTGTTGAATTGGAAAAAGTGCCATCATTATATAGACCACAAGACATGAGCGAGTTAGATAATATCTCTCTCGTTAATAAAGGAGCAGATTTCTATAATTATGATTACAAAGAAACAGAAAGAAATTTAAAGAAAATAAAGAAAGGAAGTAAGAATCATGAATAGTTTATTTGAATCAGTTTCTGCACAAGCATTGGAGGTTGCCTTGACAGAAAGTAAATTAACAGCAGAGGAATTGCGTGAATTAAAAGACAGCGATTTTGGTTTACCAGATGAAAGAAGATATCCTATGCCTGATAAAGAGCATGTACTAGCAGCTATCAAATTCTTTAATTATGTAGAGAAAGATAAAGAGGTTGAATTAGCTAAGAATATCAATAAGAAGATTGGCGAGTTTGGCATGACGGATATCACAGTTAGTGATAAAAATCGCTTTAAAGCATTTTATGATGTCACAGAAGATTTTGATACTAATCTTATGACTGCACTTACTTATTGACGATATTGAAGATTATAGGATTGATGATGTACAATACAGTAAATTTCAAAAGAAATAGATATTATTTTTAAGAGAATGGGTTAAAAATCCATTCTCTTGATTTTTCAATTTCACTATAACTAATCATTATAAGAAAAACAAAAGAAAGGAAATGGAACAAATGTGGAAATCAGGAGATGTTAGAACACTTATTAGAGATGCATTATTGGAGGTAGATGGGACATTATCCGATGATGATAGCGGAGAAGCTTATTTCGTAGAAGTTGAAATGAATCATAAAGATTCAGAAATTATTGCTACAATTGAAACCGAGAAACCAGGAAGTCAGAAGATTGTAGATAAATATCGTATTAAAGTGGAGAGATTATAAAATATGAATATGAGGCAAAAGAAAAAATTTAAAAAGAAATTGAGCCATAAGAAATGTATTACATCAAAGGCATTAGTTAAAATACAAAAGGCTGTCATGGGTATAAGTAAAGATTGTTTACTCCGATTTGATATAGGTGAAGATAGAAAACGATATGAAGAAATGGTTAAGAAAAGGCAGGAAATGCATATTGAACAGATGAAAAAGCGGGCACGAGATACTGGATTATCTGGATTATGTATTGTAGAAATAGATTTAGCGAAAAGGAGAGGATAGAGAATGTCTAACTATTTTAAAAGGAAAGATGAATTGATTAAAAAAGCTAGAGAACATACGGAAGAAATGCGTGTGAAATACAAGCAAGAAATTAAACATAGCGTTGCTAGTACAACTATCTATGGTCCTGATGAGATTGTTTTTGATGATGAATTGAAAACGCCTACTGAAAATATTATTTTATGTGATTTAACTTCAGGAGATGCGATTGAGTATTATGTAGAAGAAGGAAAGAGAACTGCTGTATTGAATTTTGCTTCCTATCGTAATCCGGGTGGAAGATTTATCGACGGCTCTTCTGCTCAAGAAGAATGTCTATGTCACGAATCATTCTTATACAATATATTATTACATTTTCCAGATTATTACATGTGGAATAATAAGAATAAGAGATGTAGTCTTTATACGGATAGAGCAGTGTATACAAAAGATGTCATATTCAGAGATAAAATAAAATGTGATGTGCTTACTTGTGCGGCTCCTAATCCAGGTTCTGCTTTAAAGTTTCATCCTAAATTTGTAACAAAAAAGGATTGCGAAAACACTATGCGTGAAAGAATTAAGTTCGTTTTAGATGTGGCGGCAGCTAATAAAGTTGATGTACTTATATTAGGAGCATTTGGTTGCGGAGCATTTAGAAATGAACCTGAGTATGTAGCTAAATATTTCCACGAATTTCTTAAGAATCATCACTTTGAAAAAGTTATATTTGCAATTCCGAGGAGTGTAAATAACATCAACTATCATACTTTTAAGAAGGAGTTCGAGGAAAATTTGAAATGAAGACTTTTACAGAAAGAATAGAAGAACTTAGTAAAGAATACAATTGCCCTTTTTTCAACCCGCCGATGAGTGACAGGGAATCTATGCATTTTCTTACAAGATACCTTCTTGGAGAGGATTGGTATAGTGTTAACTCTCTTCCTCAAGACCAGATAAACCCAGAAATTGTACATGAAATTCTTTACAAATACTCTAGGAAATACAGGAAAGAAAGAAAACGATACATGAAACGTAAGAAAAATAAGGAGTGATACAAATGATTAGTGTTAAAATACCTCTTATGACTAAGATAGGAGAGCCTAATGTAAATGGGAGCGTTATAACAAAAGAAGCTTTTCAAGAATGTATAAATTCTGGTTTTTATAAAGAAATGATTTCAACCGGCAATTTAAGATTAGTTTATGGTGGTACGGCTGGAGAATTTTTAGATAAAGAACACTACTGTATAAATCCGATAAAAATGCATGATTATATTTTTGGGCATATTTCGCAAATTACTGAAGAAAATGTAGTGGCGCATATTTATCGCCATGAAGAGATTTTTCTTAGGCAACTTGATAATGGGTTTAAAGTATATTTGACATGTATAGGGAAGTTAGACCACATTACTGAAAACATAGATGCGGTTAGAGATATAAAAATAATGTACTGCTCAATGGGACCAGACATTAAAATTAAGAAACAACATCTATATCTCTTTGAATACGTTGATGAAACAGGCGATAGAAAATCATTTATGGTCGGAAGTTGTATAAATGAAGCAGCAGAGAAATTTGCAGAAGCTCATAAACATCATGTTATTGGGAATGTAACTGCAACATTGATAGACGAGGTTGATGGTTATAATATTATAGCAACTAAGAAATAAGTTTAAACGGTAGAAGAATGCATTACTCTTCTACCGTTTTACTTTCTTAAAAACAATATCGTAACGGAAAGGAGGTTATACTATGTATGACGAAGAGAATGGTCTTGTGATAGATTTAACTGAAGCAATGGATTTGACAAAAATTGCTAATAAAGATAAGGAAGAGTTGGATGAAATGTTCCAAGAAGCACATGACCTTACATTACCTGAAGAAGTAGTACTGGAAAGAGGTGAATTAGATGGAGAATAGAGAAGATTTTTATGATTATTTTTTATCTGTGAAAAAGCATATGAGTAAGATTAAGAAATTTCATATAGATGATAGATTTAATGATAAAAAATCTTTGAAAGATAATGGAACAAATCGTTTGTTTATAGGAGAATCTGATTCATATGAAACTGACTTAGAAACAAAATCTGCTTTAAAAGCCTTTTATCCTAGAATACAAAAAGCATTTCGTTTAGAATTAGAAGATGATGATATATTGTCACATGAGCATGTTAAGATAATGCGTACAGCGATAGTATTGTCACATCCGAATAAAGGATATAAATTCGAGTTTGTCCTTTATCCAAATAAATTCGGTATATATTTAAGAAATAATACACGAACTGTAGAAGAATCTTTAGAAACTGTGGAGGAAGCATACGTATTTACAAAAGATGATTTATATATCAATTTTGAAAAATTTGAAAACGGTAAATCTAATATTTGCATCGTAACTGGATTATCTGGTTCAGGGAAAAGTACTTTGGCGAATTCGATAGCTAGTAAGTATAAAGCTGAATGGATAGAACTAGATTTATTTGAGAATTGCTATGGCATGACAGATAAACAACTTCAACAAGCAGGGCAAGTATTTTATAATTATTTATCGTCACATAAAAAAGTATGGGATAAGCTTAAAGAAAGAACTCTTCGTGGAAAAGAATTGGGAGAAGAAATTTCCAAATTCGTTCATTATTGTATTTCTTGGTGTAAAAAAGATAAGAGCAAGAAGTATATAATTGAAGGTGTTCAGATTTATTCATTTATGAAGTTCAAAGAAGTTAAGTCCTACCCGTTAGTACTTAAAAATACCTCTATGCTTAAATCTATTATACAGAGATGGAAACGAAATGGTGATGGTAAAATAGATTTAGTTAGTGAATTGAAAAACGAATTTCCTCAATTCGTTTCATGGTATATGAGTGAGGAAAAATCATTGAATCGATTTAGAAATTCTATCGTAGAAGAAAATCTGCAGGTAAGTAAGTTAAGATATAATATTTTTATAAATAAGAAAGGAGAATAAAGATGTTACTGTACATGAGAAGAGATTTAACAAAAGAGGATTTTGCATTGGAATCTACTTTCCCTATAAAAACACCAGAAGATGTTATTATGGCAGCAGAATGCTTCCATTTGTCACCAATTTTAAAAAGAGTTGAGTTGGCTGAAAAAATTAATAAGAAGGCGGAGGAATTAGGAATAAAAATTCCTTCTAATAGAGCAGACTCTTTATTTATAGCATTTGCTACTAAAAAGAATGTGGAAGATACGCCAGATGAAACTATTGTATATAAAGATGAATTTGACGAAATGATTGCTCGATATGAGCAATTTGCACAAGAACAGATGTATGTCGAGGGTTTTCAGATATCTGATACTTTATTAATTTTCTATGTGTTGGTTGATACTGCCATTGCATTAAGTAAGAATCCGTTTTCTAAGGAACTGAAAAAACGATATGATTGCGTTGGTTTTATTTTCTGGCATAAAGAAACAAATCTTATTATGAAAAGATATGTTATGTCGATTATGGAGTTAATGAATGGAAAAGCAATTGGTGCAATGAATAATGAAGAACCGACTTTATTATACGGAAAAGATATCTATAATTTCTCTATGAAGGATATTGAGGATATTATTACATCGGCTGACGATTTAGTTTATACTACCAAATATTTGGAGAAAATAAACGCTTTCCATAAAGAGGAGATGATTACTACTAATCAGTTCTCTATGGATAATGTAAAAACAGGTGGAGGAGATTTAATTGATTCATTAGAGCCAGAATGGGATACCATTTTTCAATTCGGTAAGAACTATTGTGAAACCTCATTATCAGATAGGAATAAGCTTATTTTCTCCAGATTGAAGAATAAGTATGACGACGCTTTCTATTGGAGAAGAAGCGATGGTAATAAAGTTTATATGATTCAAAAAGATGATAAGATTGGCATTCTTGCAGAAGACGCAAATAAAAGATTGCTTATCTTTTATTTTGATGAAGATTATGAGCTTGTAAAGATAAAAGCAGTTGAGGCACATAGCAAACGATATGATAATTTAATAGAAGGGTTCTCTATTGATGAAGACGGCACAGTAAAGTTCAATATCAGTAAATTAAATATGATGGATGAGTATATGTCAAACCATCGTAAGTTAAAAGCTGCTATGGAGTTAGATAGCTTAGATGAAGCTAAGTCAATCTTAGCTCAGGATTTTGCTATGATTGATTCCATTGAGCATACTATCAAAACTAAGAAGTTCTTAACTCAAGCTAAGAAAGATGAACTTGTAAAAGCAAGACAATTCTTAATGAATGACTTTAAGACTTATCTTAGACAGGTGAATAAAAAAGACCCTAAGTTTAATTTCGCTACTTATTATAATAACTGCGAAGAAGTCAAGGACTATTATAAAATAGATTCAAAAACGATTAATGGAATCAAAGCTTTACTTAGAACGATAATGTTATAAAATCTATTTAAGATTTTATTGATATATTATTAAAGCGTACACATAATAGTGTAAAAGAAAATATTAACAAATTTTAAAAGTCCCAAGAGGCAGAAAGAGGTTACAAATGAATAACAACAATTGGAAAAACAGAGACTTGGCACACACTAATGCTGATGTAAAACCACAAGGAGTAATTTTCACTATTTCAGACAGAGATGTCAGAAACTTCTATGAGAATTATTTCGCTAATTTAGACGGTTTTAGAACAGTTCGTATCTTCGGTGAAAAAGGTGGACGCGCAGGTAATAAGTTGCAGGCTTTCGCATTCTTTGATGCAAATAGCAGCTTAATCAATCGTAGCGGTGGTCCAAAGAATATTTCCCCATTATTCAAAGGAAAATTGGATGCGCCAGTTAAAGCATCTGGAGAACTTCAGAACAGATTCAAAGGTCTTGCACCTAATGGTGAGGTAAGAATCTCAATCAAAGGTTCAAAACCACAACAGATGGCATGTATTGAACTGGAACCATTTGCGTTGTTAGGATTGATGTTAGACGTAAATCCAGCATCTGAAGTAATCGTAATTTCAAAGGTAGAATTGATTGATAGACAGGCAAAGGCACTTCGTATTACAGTTTCTAAGCAGTATAGAAGTATTGTTTCTGACAGAGATATCAATGATATTTACAATGAAATTTACAGTAATCAGTTAAGCAAGCACTAAAAATGACTTGCAGAAATTACTTAAGGGGAGATACAAAATCTCCCCTGTTTTTTTATTTTAAGGAGGATTTTTTTATACATTGAAAAATATCGCTTCAGAAGAATGGATGTTAGCAGAAGAAGCCGACATTGATTTGAGTATCCATACTCTTAGATTTGCCGAGGCGCTTAGAAAAGCACAAGCAGGAGAGAGAATTGCTCGTAAAGGCTGGAATGGAAAAGGAATGTCCGTTGTATACCAGAAAGGATATCCAGAAGGAATTCCATGCAATAAGCAGACAGCAGAAGCTTGGGGTATCAATGAAGGAGATTTGTTTAAGTGCAACCCATATTTACAGATTCGTTGTGTGGACGGTACATATTCAATGTGGGTACCTTCTATCAATGATATCTTAGCAGAAGACTGGTTTACAGTTTAATAAAATACCCTAGGTTTATTACAAATCTAGGGTATTTTCTTTTGTAAAAAACATCTTTTTAAAAAAGGAGGCGATTTTTCGTTTTTATGTATGAGAAAAACAGAGAATTATGGGAGAAAAAGAAACGACTGGTGAGAGCAGTTAAACTTTTAAAGAAGCTTAATGAGACCTATAAAAAACTTTCTATAGGTGAATTGACTATTTATATTGAGTTTTTAAGTACAGTTGATATTAACGCCGATATAATTGATTTTACTAACATGACCGAAAATGAAACATTGTTCTTAATGACTCATAATCATATCTGTAGAAGAATCATCCATAAGAAAGAGAAAGAATTGCATAATATTTATAAAGAACTTGAAAAAATAAGAATTGGTGTACTATAATATAATAAAATATATTAGGAGGATGTATTATGGCAAAACAAACAGATTTTAGAGGAGAAATTATAAAACTAATATCACCATTGAAAGAAAGCGATAAGCACGACTGGATTAAAGCAGTGGCTGAAATTAAATGGGGAGATAATCCTCAGACATTAGATATTAGAAAGATGAATCCAAGTGAGAATATTATTGGCTCAGGTATATCTTTGAATGATGAAGAAGCCAATACACTATGTAATGTGTTATTAGATAATGGGTTTGGTGATGCAGAGTATATCGAGGATGCATATAATAAGAAAGTAAAAATATTTAAAATATAGGAGACGGCTTAAATTGGATATTATTTTTAATTTATTTAAAGTACGGTTTAAGGTTTTAGAAGACCTAATCAAAAAAGAAGAAATTATGATACAGAAAAATTCTAAGGTCAATATTTTTATCAACCTGGATTGTGTTTTTAACTATTTAGCTTCATCACCTTCTCTAGAGAACGAATTACAGATTATGAACGATAAAAGAAAAGCTTATATGTTGATAAGTAATATTATTAACTTGGCGGCTCATTATCGGTTATTTTTTTCTAAGAATCAAATCTATAGTAATGTATTTATTTACACAACATTTCCATTTAATGCAAACGTAAAGAATAAGGACTATTTTCCTGAATACAGATACCCATATAGTTCTAAGTTCACTAACAAGCCATCAAATATTCTATTGAGTAATTTGATAGAGGATAATATTGATTTAGCTTCTATGATTTTAGAATATATTAAAGGTGTTTATTTTATACAATCTAAGTCATTTGAGAACTCTCTAGTTCCCGAATTAGTTATAGATGAGAAACTAGGATTTCTAAATTTTCTTGTTACAACAGACCCATACGATTATCAGTACGTTAATAAAGAATTTGTTATCGTGCATCCAAAGAAAGAAGAATCATTTTTGGTTACTAGAAATAATCTATGGGAACGAATTGGAATGGATAGTAAGATTAATACAAACTTATATTCATTTGTATTATCTGTTACTGGTAATAAGTTGAGAGGATTACCTAAGATTAAAGGCATGGGTTTTAAATCTGTTATAAAGGTATTAGAAAAAGCCCTAGATTCTAAAGTCATTTCAAATGAGGTAACGAATATTGGAATGCTAATTCGTCTTATTAGAGATGAATATGTGGAAATGGTTTTAACGAATTATCATTGTATTGATTTAGATTTCCAGAAATCATATGTTCACATGTCTGCCAAATTAGAAATAGTGAAGCAATTGGTGGATAAGTTCGACAATCTAGGTTTACAGGAATTATCAAATCAATATTTCAAAGAATATCCGTTAAACTTAGAAGAAATAACAGATGCTTATCGATTAGAACGAAGTAATATTAAAGTGAGAAGTAGTATATGGTGATAATCATATACTACTTCTTTTTTCTATCGAAAAACATCTTTGTAAGAGAAAGGAGTTGGAATTATGGCTGAACATCAAGATTTGGACCAATGGGAATATAAGATAGCTTCTTGTGTTATTATGTATAAAGATGAACAAGTTGAAATAGCGAGTGACGAATGTCTTTCTCTAAAGATAGAAAGAGATTATGATAATGACCATTTTCCTTTGATGGAATTAACTATGCGTTTATCACAAGATGAATATAGAAAAATGGTAAAGAATAAATTAACAACAAAAATACGATTAAAACTCACCTATTATCTTATTGGTGAGGATAGAACTACAGGAAGCGTACAGACACAGTTTAATAAGTTATTCTATTATGTAATGGATGAAGATGACCCATTTACATCAGAGGCTTTATTAGATGAAGCGACTGCAGAGGATGATACAGATGCACAACAACAAGGAGAGCAATATAGTTTTTATATTTACCCTTATAAAGAAGTATTAGGTTCTAAAACAGCAGTCAATAAGGTATTGAAATCTGTTAACGTGAATACTGCTTTGGCGTGGATTTTATCTAAAGTGGGATATGAGCATTTATTATGGGAAAAAGCGGATAATACAGCGGTCTATCCAGAGTTGTTGATACCACCATTAACAGCAGAATCTGCAATTGAATATATACAAAGCCATTTTGGTGTTTATAAAAATGGTATGACATATTTCCATGATATTGACAGAACTTATCTGATGGCTAAGAGACCAAAGTGTAAAGTATTTAGTAAGAAAGATTACAAAAGAACAATAGTTACAGTCATGGAAACTACTGGAGCAGAAACATTTGAAAATGGTTCTATTGCTGACCCTGACTCAAAGGAATATACTATTAATGCTCAATTTGATTCAGTTAAGGTAGATAATCAAACGATTAGCAATGATTTGATTAATGGTAATATATCTGTAGTTACAAATCCATTTACTGGTAAAACAAAGACCGTTAAACCAAAAACAAAGCAAATTGGAAAAGGTACCAGAAAATTCTTTAATGATTATTCTAGAGCAGGATATGGTGCAACTCAAGAGAAATTTGCTTTAAATGAATCTACACATGTATTATCATTTTCAACATCTTCATTTGAAATGAATGTTTTTAAACCAAATATGGAATTTCAGGTTCGTTTTGAAAATAAAGCATTGAATAAGAAATATGGGGGTTCTTATAGACTAGTATATTCTAATATATTAATAACGACTAATTCTATTAGTGGAGATTTTGTGCTAAAAGGAGGAGTGTAAGTAGTTTATAGCTACTTACACTCCTTTTATTTATTTTCCAACTAAACCTCTAGCCGCTGCAATATTTACAGCTTTGTCCTTTGCATTTTTTGCATCTCGTTTAACAGATGTAATTTTTTGACCAGGCATTTTAACTAAATCTTTAATAGATTTCTTAGTCTTTGTATCAGTATCAGCGTTAGCCCAATCTTTTAATCGAGCGATATAAGCGGTATATTTTTCTTCTAAAACAGTTATATATGCCGTCATCACGGTAGAGCCAATCTTGAATAACTTATTTTCTAAAGAAGCATTATCCTTAGTTACTTTAACATTACCATTCTTGCCTGCATTGATAGATTTCTCTTCTTTATTTTCGTTAGTATTTTCATCTTTTGTAATACCACCACCAGTTGCAGAAACATTCTCTTTATTCGCATCAGTTGTATTGCTAGTAGCATTATTTCCAGTCGCTTCTGCTCTTTGTTGTGTGGCTCTAGCAACAGATTGCTGACTCAGAGAAGCACCAATTGGAGATTTTGATTCCAATGATATATCTAATCCAAATAATTCATCTGCAAAGCATCCTTCTAATGCCAAATAAAGAGATTCAGCTACTTCATCAGGGAAGTTCTGCTCAATGTTTTTTATGTCATCCTCATACCGTTTTCTTATGTTATCTGCTTGTGTATAATTAGCCTGATAATTTAAACAGAAATCACACATCTCAGATAACTTAGTACGCAAGTTAGCACCCGTATAAGATGTATAAGTTAATGTACCATTAGGATTACCAATACGGAATTCCATCTTTAATCCTGAAGCAAATCCTTCACCGTTACTATGCTTTTTCTCTATTTCTTCTAAATCTTTTTCAGCATCCTCTTTTGTTTTTCCTCGAAGAGATTTAATGTCATTGATTATTTTATTACTGATGTCTGACATTTTTTGACTAGAATTAAAATCCAGAACCTCTAAGGTTAAACCATCCATAGAACCCGTAATAATAAGAGGTTTAATCGCATTCAAAAACTCATTGTTTTTAGCAATCATATCATCAGTCTTATTCTTAAATAACCCAAAGATTCTATGGAAGAAATCTCTAATTCTTTCCCATAGAGATTTCTTAGGTTTAGTATTTGTGACATTATCTGCCTCCAATACAACCCCTTCTTCATAGCATTCCATTATATACTGGTGCTCATTATTTAGAGAATTAAGAAGAGCCATTCCTAATTCCTGACTCATAGACATTTGTTCTTCAATAGCCATAATAGTGTAATCATTCATTAGTCTTCAGCCTCCTTATCTTTCTTAGTATTCTTACCTTTCATACTTCCTCTAACGATTTCTCTTTCCTGTTTTAAAGAATCCTTTAACGCTACTACTTTCTCTGTAGCAACGACAGAAACGATAGAAGAAATTACCTTAGCTTCCTGATATTTCATATTGAAATACTTAGAAATGATTTCAGAAGTTGCAAAATCATCTTTATAGTTGCCACCCACATTACCTGTCTTAAGTTTATTATCCTCGATAGAAATTTCTTTTGCCTGAATCTTCTTCGTATTGCCAGAATAATTAACTTGGGCACCTTTTTCAAAGAAATCTTTTAAGTTATTTAATAAGACAATTGTCTTATCTTTCATTTTAGAAGCTTCGTTATATTGATTATTTAAGTCATTATAAGAATCAATGGCTTCTCTTAATCTGGCTTTATCTATATGAAGACTTTCTGTATCATCTTTACCATTACGGAAATGCTTACGAACCTCTTCTCTGTATTTATCATCGTTGATAGAATTACTTACTCTAAGAACTTTCCCCCTTAATTCAGCGATATTGGCATCTCTATTGAAGTTATCTCTTTCTTTCTCGAGCTCTTCCTTAGTTTTCTTTTCCAAACCAGACAAGTCTCTCATGTAACTATCTACAATATTCTGCACTGGCTGTAAATCTGGCGCATTGTCAATAGTAAATTTATACCCATACATATCAAAATCAGGTTCTAATTCCTTAATATAATCCCCATGTTTCTTAATGAATTTGGAGAAATCTCCTAAGTATGAGTTAATAGTCCGCATAGCATTCGCAAAGAAAGTTGTAATCTTTTTAATCATTTTCTTAAAGAATTCTGCGGCTGAATGCATCATATCTTTTGCGCCTTCCATAACAATTTCAGAAGATTCCGATACAATTCCATGATGCATAGAAATATAATGGTCTTTGTTTATTTCAAAGAATTCCTCTTCAAGAGATACCATACACTCAAGAAAATCTGTATAAGCATTATCGTATCCCGATTCTGCTTCAGTTATAAGACGAGTTGTTGGATTCTCATTTAAAAGAATATTTGTTTTGAAGTCTATCATATTCCTTGCTCCTTTCTATAGTCTTTATATTACAGAAATGTTTTGACTAAAAAATAAAAGCAAAAAAGAAGGTTGAACTTATATTTTTAAAGTTCAACTTTCTAGTGAATTAGAGCTTCTTACAATTCTCTTTAATATCATTTATTTTAGAGTTTATACGTCTATTTATCATCTTCAATAATTTCATGCATATGAATTACATGTAATTCATCTTTTAATGCAGGGTTTATAAGATTTAATACTTTTGCTGCCACATATACCCCAATCTTGTTTGTTCTTTACCTCGTTAATTTCATCCAAGAGTTTTAATTTCTCAGATATATTAGCATTTCTCCTTTCTTTCTATAAGGTTATATATAGTACGACTATAATAAATTGTAGTCATATAAATGATACATAACTATAGTTAGTCATATATTTTACATTTAAGTAAATAATAACTAGGGAGAGTGATGTTGTGGTTAGAGTGGGAAAGATTAAGCACATCAATATTTATTCCGATAGCAATGGAAATTTTATCGTTCATAATACGAGAAAAGATTTTTCTGTAGGGCATAGCCATTTAAAGTCATTCAATACTGCTAAATATGTGGCTTATTTAGTTGCACATAGTAAAATACCAAAAAAACAGCATTTATCTGATTATTTATATCAATCAGTAATACGAGTCTCATCAAATAAAAATTATATAACTAAAATGAAAATAATGTGGGAAGAAGAAAAGAGAAAGAGGAAAGGTTAAATAATACCTTTCCTCTTTCTTTATTTATATTAATAATCAGCAAGGGTACAAATTACAGCGAACCCAAAATAGAGTTAAACAATGAACTCTCTGCAGCCACATCAGCTTCTGAAACTTCTGCTGATTCAATAACGGCTTTCTTTGTAATGATAGCTTTACAAACGGTTGTACCAGCTTTGATAAACTCTTTAACTAAAGAGATATGCAACTGACCAGCATTTCCGTATAAAGATGTATATGTTGAAACCTTAGAAGAAACAAGACGAACATACTTTCCTGCATTCTCATGCATCTTCTCATTTGTCATCTTAGAATCTGAGATGTACTTCTCATTAGCCATAGCTCCTTCAGCTTTCTTTAAATCGTCTAATGAGCGATTATAAGCTGCCTGAACCTTTTTGAACTGCTCATCCAAATCAGTAATTAACTTAGCATCTTTACCATACTTGATGAAATCATCGATAGGTAATTTACTAACAGGAATCTTCTTAGCTTCACCATTATGGAAAGCTTCGTAGATTTTATCCTTAGCATCAGCAAAGCTTGCTCCTACCTTGCAGTTCTTCCAGAACACATCCTCGAAATTATCTTCCTTAACTTCAATATCAGCATTAGAACTGATAGCATTCTTCCATGAATCAACATCTTTACATGAACCTAATGCACCGCAAAGAGATGTCAAATTCTTTAAAAGAGCTGACTGTAAGTCATCACACATACCTGTAGCTTTATCAAGCTGGTAGTCATAAGACTTAACTTCAAGCTTATTATTCTTAGCCTTAGATTTGATCTCATTTTCATACTGCTTAAAGAATTTTGTTCCATTAGTTAAGTATACCTTCATGTTATTTTTAAGGCTGATGAACCAACCTTTAACTTTTTCCCAAAGCTTAGCAAGCTTTGAACGGATTCCTGCAACGAAATCCTTAATAGAACCTTCAGCAACTGCCATAGCTTCCTCTTCTGTAAGCTGACCGTCAAAAATCTGTGACTCGATTACAGCGTCTGCTACGTATAATGCTGCTTCTAACTGAGCAACTTCTGTAGTATGCTCGCACATGATTTCTGCAAATACACGATCAGTTGCTTCCATTAATTCACCCGTATAATTCTCTGCAACAGTATCTAAAGACTCTGCTACAGGAGTCATCATTGTATTATCAAACAACATAATCTTTTACCTCCTTTTTATTTTTTAGGCTTCTGCCTTAGTATTCTTAAGAGCTTTAACAAGGATTCCCTTGTAAACTTTCTCACGCTCGTTGTATACTTCCTTCCATGTATTGAAGTAAGCAGTACAAATAGACTGAGCCTCTGTAAACAATGTCTGGCGATGCTTAGCCCAGTTAATTGCATCATTAACCTTTTTCTTAGCTTCAACATTGTTTTCAGCAGATCCAGTAGAGACATTACCATAATTTCCTGAAGCAATTTCTTTGTTTAATCTTGCTAATTCAGCCTCATAAGTCTTCTGAGTATCACTGATTCCTTTGATTGTATCAGAGAAAGACTTATCCATATTTGCCTTAGCTTCCTTAGCTTCTTTCAAAGCAGTCTCATCTTCAAGAACACGAATGATTACATCAACATTCATAGCTGTTTCTTTGGTATCTTTTCCGCCGCGGAAATACTCAACAGCCTTTTTCTTGAACTCTTCAGCATCAATACGAGATTCACCTACTAACTCTCCACGAAGAGTTTCAATGATTGTTGTCTTGTTTGCTGTGAAATCTGTAGGATTGGTAGCCTTATCTTTCTGCTTAGCGATAAAATCAGCGCAATCAGTAAAGATAGTCTTTACAGGATTCTGGTTTAAACCTGCATATGGATATACGTCTGGTTTGAAACCAATGCTCTTGATTCTACCTTTATACTTCTTAACGAAGTCTTTGCCGTTTTTAACCTTTGCATTGATATTGACAATAATATTATCGAAGAAGTTACGGATTTTACCCCATAATTTCCTTAAAGCATCTAAGATTCTCTGGAAAATATTCTTTCCCTTTTCTCCTGCTGCTTCCAATGTTACAGTTCCCTGCTCTACTCCAAGTTCTGCCATAGCATAACCGTGCATAGCCTCATATACGCCTACCATATCCTGAGCTGCCTCACTAATAGCACGAAGGTCACCAGTTTCTGCATCATAACCTTCAAATACAGGCACGTCGAAAGATACAGTTGAACTTTCAGTTACGTTGTCGAAAATTCTCATATGCTCGACACCTTCCTTTCTTATTTTTTATTATATTGTTTTATCCTTGCTTTTGTGAGAAGTATCATAAAATGTCATATACATCTACTAAGTCATTCGTATCGTCATACTCTTCTTCTGGTTCTTCGGATTTTTCTGATGGTAGTAATGTCCCTAATGTATAACCTTTATTTTCCTCCTCTATATCTTTGTTAGCTTTTTTAGAAGCTTCCGCAGATTCAACTTTTAACTTGTCAGATAACTTCATTAAAGTATCTGCCTGTTTTTGCTGTTTCTTGAGAATAGATTTCTTTTTAGTATCATTAAATTCATTATTTGCCTCAACAGCAGTTTTGTTAAACTCAAGAAATTGAGCTTGCAATTTTAGATAATCTGATACCTGCATTCTTGTATAATAAAAGTAATGAATAAGAGTTCTCATTACGGGAACAAATGCAACTAATCCTACAATAATAGCTGTAGGTATAGCGATAGCCGATGCCCCTACAAAACTCTCTTTTGCATTACTATTAATAGACCGCAAAATTCTTTGCATATCTCCTCTTGCACAAGTTGTATTAAATGAGTTAAGATTATCAATTGCAGACTTATCTGGTTTATCCTTACTCATATCAATGACTGGAATATTTGCCGCAGGATTCTTTACATAATTTACATATGCAGAAATAATACTAGATGTAGCAAATACACAGGTCATAACCATAGTATTATAAGTGAGAATAACAAACTCTTTTCTTAACTTAAAACCAAGTTCAAATTGAGGAGCCAGACCTCTAATATTATCAAGAGCTTTTTCTACTATTTCAAGTTCAGGAAAAGTTTTATTTCCATTCAATGACTTAATACAAGAAATCGTTTCAGCCATAGAGGTATACCCTTCGAACTTAGTAATGTTACCTTTTGAATTAGGTATCGTACCAAAATTAACATGCTTTTTATCTAAAGCAGAATCATATAGCTTAGATACCATAGTATTATCAATATGAACAGCAGCTTCTTCGGTAATAGAATATACCTTTTTCTTATCAGAGTATTTCTCCGCATTAGCAAGTAATATATTGGAACTCGTTTCACTTAATTGATACATATGTTAGTTCTCTCCTTTCTAAAGAAACCCTAATTACGATTGATAGCTTTTAGCATTTCTTTGAATTTACGCGAATCATCGCTGTTTTCTCTTTCTAAGCCACTAAAGGTAATAGACTCGTAATCCATTCTTCCTTCAAATAGGAAGTGAATGATTTGTGTAGAAGCATCTACTACAACAAATCCAAGAAGGTAATACTCATCAATTAGCTTATTGGCAACAGCTGAATTCAATAAATCATACCCATAGTTAGTTTTGATATAGTCGACTTCATCTCTACTTATAACGATAGTAGAGTTAGGAAGGAGACGATTTGTTCCTGGAAGTCTATCATTTAACTGAGATAACTTTTTATATCTCTTAGCATTCAACCAGAATTTATCTGCTCCTGCTGAGCGATTAGCAACATCTCTCTTGGTTTCCTTTATATTGAATAAGAAATCTTTAAAGAATGAAATTTCTCCAGATGTCCATTTAAGGAAATTAAAAAATTTACCTTTGTTGGTTAGACCATACATTAAATGTGTCATCATTTCCTGATGCTTAACTAAATGCATATGTGCTTTGATACCAAGCATGAAATCAACATTACCTGCATAGCTACCTTCATCGTTTATACAGCGAAGACGGATATGAAGCATAGTAGGCACTAACTCATTTGCTTTTCTAGTATCATTATCTGTAAGCATTTTAGCATTTAAGTCATCGAAAGCATGTTTATTCGCTTCCTTTTTCTTATCCAGCATAAACTTATTATTATCAATCTCTTTTTGACCCTCAATATAAGACCTATCCATAGCTTTTGTTTCTTTATTTACAACGGTTCCTTTATGGGTTATTGTATCATTGAAGCCGCCTTTATGTTCATCGTTATTACTGCTCCAGTAATCTTTATTATTTATTTCTTCTTTCCTAGACTCTTTTTTAGTCTTCTTATCAATATCTTCTCCTGTACTAGTGAACGTACCATTAGAACCGTTGATTTTAGACGATTTGGATTTCTCATACTGGTCAATCGCATCCTGCATCATACCAATATCAGAATATTTAGATGTAAGGCTTTTTTCATGGTTCCCTTTTCCTTTAGCACCTCTATGGTCTTTATAGTTATCTTTTCCAGATTTACCTTCCAAGACTACGATATTGTTAAGAATACCTTCATTTAATCCCTGAAGAAAACCTCCATTATTATCGAATGCAAGCATTTCCATAATCTTAGCAGTACCTTCTGTATTCATATATACATTAGTAGAAATAACGTTGCCTGCCTCATCTACTATATGTTCATATGACTCAATATAAGCTCCGACGTTATTTAAAAAATCGAACTTATTTGTTTTCATATTATTATTTCTATGAAATTGCTTAAGGTATTCTGTAACATCTTCCGAACTTGTTAAAGTCGGATTCATGGAGATACAAACGGTAATAAAAGAAGCATAGTTTCTTTCCAATGCTTTTGATACCATTTGCAATGTTTCAGGGTCAATTGTATCAGATACAACTACAGGGAATTGTAAAATTCCTTCGGATGCTTGCTTAGAGATAGAAGAGTACCTCTTTTTATCAAGGTGCAAAATCTTTTTTGTCTCTGGGTCACGCAAGACATCTACTACATCTTTAAATGCCCCCATTTATCTCAACTCCTTTCTTTTATATTATTATATCCTTGTTTTTCGAATAAAAAAAATAACCCATCATCAGAGAGTCTAGTTATCTTCTTATCCTAAACCCATCGGTTATTGACCAGACGAGTCTCTCGTATTTCTGTTGTACTTAAAGTTACACCACTCTCACGGTTTTCAATTTCTTTCATTCGCTTCTCCCTTTCTTTTTTACATTCAATAAAGCCTCGAATAATACTATTCACGCAATTAAAAGTCATTGTTAAACCTTCATCATCAAAAAATGCCATAATGTAACATCCTCCTTGGTATAAATGTCTAATCACTTCAACGTCGGGGAAAGGTGTTGTAATTATAGTTCTATTTAATGACTCAGAAATGATGGGTTATGCTTTACCATCATTCTGTAATATTTTCACATTACAGAAGAATGATATATACTTGAAAACGAATATAAAAAAGAAGGTAAATTGATTAGTTCAAACCTTCTTTTATTATGAAGAATTTAGATGCAATTGTCTTCTACCAAGCGCCTTCTACTTTAAATTCTCGTAACTTAAGCTTATCATCAGATGACAAAGCGATACATACAGTAACGCCATAGTCACCAATATGATCAGGTATATCTTCAAAGATGAAACATACGGTATCACTTCCAAGCATTCTTTTATATCTATATGGTACTTCAAATCCATTGTATTTTCCATCAATAAAAACTTTTACTGTACCATTAATGAAATTGTATGTAACGACACCGATTTCATTAAAGAAACTACATTCTTTCGCTCCAATTGAGCGAAGAAGATTCAAGTCAACAGTAGTACTTGTGGACATTAGCTTATGAGCGAAGTCAGAAGGTGACGAAGGAATCTCTTTTTTGATATTCTTCATCTCATTTGACAGTTCTTCGGCTCTCATCATTTTCTCTAATATCTCGTTCATAAATATCACCATAACCTCTCTCCAGATTTTATCTAGGAACATAGTAATTCATATATAATATCACATATGAAGTATATAGACTGTCTATATACATAAAAATGATGTATATGTATTTATACTAAAAATACGGGAACGTAGAAACGAATATAAAAAAAGAAGGTGAATATATTAGTTCAAACCTTCTTCTTATGCTTATTATTTAAAAGTTGCCAAATTAAATAGCTTAGAGCATTTATCGCATCTAACTATATCTTCCCCATAATCTGTTAAAGTAAACTCTAAAGAGGGTAACGGTTTTCTACCTTTACCTTTTCTATATTTTTCTATATGTCTACAATATTTTAAAGGGTTTGCTCTCATTATGGTTTTATTGCGTCGCTTAGTTTCTTTCATAATATCACCTCACTTTCTTTTGTGAAGCTCTACTACTCTATTGTAGTTAGAGGTATACAGCTATTGTATACAGATAAATAATATATTCGTTTATATACAAAATGCAGGCTCATAGAAAGTAATAAAAAAGAAGAGCAGATAACTAGTTCGACTCTTCTTCTTATGTAACGTTAGATTAGCTGATGTTCAAGTTGATATTTCATCTTGTCAAATTTGTCACTCAACTCATCAACATTGGCACCATCATCATAACCTAGAGCGTCAATAACTTTTTCAAGATCAGGAACATACTTTTCTTCTCCATCTTCTTTTAAAGAAGCTTTGAATACTTCATATGTGACGATACAGTCATGGATTCCCCAGTTGTCAACTAAGAATTTCCAGTCAACAAATCCATCGTATGTAAAGCAGTTGTTATCTCCCTCACATAAGTTTACATATACTTTCTTATCGTCTCTTCGTAGAGCTATCTGATAAGCCATTCCTTCATTATCTTTAATTTGAATAGCACCTCTCTCGTTTAATAACTCTACTAATCTCTCTTTGCTATATTCTCCCATAATATAGCCTCCTTTTCTCATTTTATTTTGTATATAGTTATTCTATATACACATAAATGATGTATGTTTAGAAACCATAGATATACGGTTTTTAGTGATTTCGTATCTTTATCTTCACATAAAAATATAAGAAAGGAGTTATTTATGAATAATTTTTTATATTTAGAAAATCCAGATAGTCTGATGTTAATTGATGTAATCTACCATAGAGCATCTGCATCAACAGATTGGACAGATTGCCTGGATATCATTTATAAAGATTTAACAACAAATGAAAAGAAGTTAAAGACAATAGTAAATCCAACGATAGATATTTACTATTGTAAAGATGAGTACAGAGATTATAAGTATAATAAAAGATTTATGGAACTAGATAAGGTAAGAAAGGTAACGGTTCCATATAAAGATGTAACAAAATGTATTGCAGAAGAAGCAGGTGGAGATTATAAGGATTATTATTACCAATGCAGACAAAATAGACAGTTTGCAAAAACTGGTAATCTCCATAAATGGAGATATGTATTTGGTTCGGATTTAGATATCGAACAATGGTATCGTGTACAATGGGTATTGAATTATACCAATGAATTAAAGAAACCGATTTCTAGAGGATTTATGGATATCGAGGTTGACATCATTGATGTAAAGGGATTCCCAGAGTCAGGAGAATGCCCAGTTAATGCAGTTACATTAGTAGATGCTGATGGAATGACTTGTTATACATTGTTATACGATAATGGTAAGAATCCTCAGATAGATGAATTCAGGAATAACATAGAATCATTTAAAGAAGAACTTCATGAAGCGTTTGATGAAACTTATGGAGTTTTGGATTATAAGATTTTTATGTATGGAGATGAGAAGCAATTTATCGAACAGTTATTTGCTTTGATTCATTTTCTTAAGTTAGACTTCATTATGATATGGAATATGCGATTCGATATTCCTTTCTTAATAGAACGATATAAAGTATTAGGCGGAGACCCTGTTAAGTTAATGTCTCATAAGGATTTTAAATACAAAGAAGCATGGTTTAAGATAGATAAAACTGATACGAAACGTAAGATTGATGTTGCTAATAGAGGAGATTTCTTCCATGTATCTTCTTATTCTGTATTCTATGACCACATGGTTCTTTATGCAGGTTTAAGAAAAGGTCGTGCTATGTTAAGAAGCAATCGTTTAAATTATATCGCTGAGAAAGAAATTGGCGATGAGAAGTTAGATTACTCTGAAGATGCAGACTTAAGACATTTACCTTATGTAAACTATCGTAAGTTCGTAATGTATAATATAAAGGACGTATTGCTACAGTTTGGCATAGATAATAAAACGCAAGATATAGAAAACTTATATGTCCGTTCTTATACTAATGCGACAATGTACCATAAAGTATTTAAACAAACGGCATTACTAAAAACTCGTGGTCATATAGAGCATTTTGAACAAGGTCTGGTTATGGGTAATAATATTAACCAGAGTTATGGAATACCAATAGAAGAAGAGTATGATTTATTTGATGATGACGAAGATGATGATGAAGATGACGATGATGTGAAGTTTTCTGGAGCATTAGTAGGAGACCCTAGATTAAATGATTATATGGGAATTGAAATGTTCGGAAAACCGTCTATGTATATCTTTGATTATGTGGTGGATTTTGATTTTAGTTCAATGTACCCGAATGTAGACAGTAAAATTGCATTCGTAGCATAGCAATATGCTTGGCAAAACTTCCCTAACTGCGGGAAAATCTTGTTAGACTTTAAGTACTAAACGTGTGTTATATAATAAGTATCCTAAACTTTTATTATGACGACGTGGCAAAGGGTAATTCCTTAGGTATAGTAATAATCTTAAAGGTAGAGACAATCGACGCAGCGAAGTATCTTACAATGAAAAGATATGAGTTCAACGACTATCGAAAGGGTATCTTATAGAGAAATCTATAAGAGAGTAACTGAGTAGAGTAGACCTCAAGTGAGGGTGGACGAAATTGGTCCTTTACGAAATGGGAAGCCCCCTTTTATATGGTAACAGTATATAAGGGTGAAGATATAGTCTCAACTTCTATCGAGAGATAGAGAAGTTCATAAGAGAACTGCATAGAAGTAACGATTCTATGTGAAGATTTTGAATTATTACGTTTAACATAGCTCCAAACTGTATGATTGGTAAATTAATCATAGAAAGAGATGAACCATATAAAGCGTATGATTATAAAGAACCGCCATCATTAAAAGATAAGAAAAAGAAAACGAATAATTCTGTTAAATATGATGCAGGGCAGGATTTCATAGATAAGTTATTAACAGGTAATGTCGCATTAGTAGGAATAGAATGGTTTGGATTACCTGGTTATGAAGAAATTAGAGATGAATTTATTAAGAGATTTAATATACCTCATTGCACGAGTTATATTGTAAATGAGAAAGAATTAAAAGAAAGGGTTAGGATATGATAGATTACGCTATACCGAAAGGGTTTTGTAAGAAACTATATGATGAAAATCAATTATTAAAACACCTTTTCATCCCATCATACATCTGTTTTGATGGGATGAAAATGGATGCTAGTAATGAAAGAAAAACATCAATCAATTTTACTTATGGAGAATCTCCATTTAAGGAATTAGGTTTAGAAGATGATGTGATTATCTATACCTACGATGTATATAAAGTTCTAGATAAAGGTCGGCAGAAAGTTATGTATTTAAGAGTAACTGATAACAAAGACCTAGTATTCATTAAGAATGATGATAATGTATTATTGGAATATCCTATTGGAAGAATAGCCGATAATTGGGATTATAGCAGATTAACTAAGTTAAAAGAGTGTCTAAATCGTGTAGATGACAAAGCATTTAATCAAATAAAGGAAGATACTATGAGAAAACTTCTGAATAAGAAGATAACATACATTCCTTGTGGAGAATCTGAGATAGTATTGAGTTTAAAACTATTAGGTGGTGTTTCTGATAAGTGTAAACTCTATTATAAATACTCAGATGTATATAAGGTATTTAATTCGGAACAAAACTATGAGAAACTATTTAATGTGGTATTCATGGCGGAGTTTGAGAGCGGATTAAAATTGTATTATATGTTTGAAGCCTCCGCGTTTTAAAGGAGATGGAACGATTGAAAGCATTATATGATTTTAGAAGACGACCGATATTAGAACTACAAGAAAACAAAATTATTGAGGCACTGTATGGAAATGTTTATAGGAAGACGTTAATCATACGCAATAATACCGATAGAGAATTTATTATTGATGACGTCACAGAATCTTTATGGGAAAATATCGAATCCCGTTTACGTAGAAATACAACATGGTTTTTTACAACAAAGGACGGTATTACTCTTCAATTTAGTACATTTGACGGTAGTACAACAATTAAGATATCTAAAGATGCGCTATTAGAAAAAGAAGTAATTGAGATTGATTGGGATTATACGGATAAAATGAAAGAGGGGGAAGATTCTGATGATATTTAAAATTAAAATGTACGGAGAATATCCAAAATTATATGATGGTACATGGCTTAATAAAAAGCCATGTACCGATGCATTTACAGATGGCGAAGAATTTTTATTAAGTGAAAATGATTTCACTGCAGAAGCAATTTATCATAGGGAATATACTAAGATTGAACCTAGTAATTCTCCATATAATAAAAGGAAGTTTACTTATGCTGAGCAATGGTATATCAAATTGGATACCATGGACGATATATTTAATCTTATCAATAGAGTTGGAGCAGTGAGATTTCCTACCAACGATAGTATTGTTATATGTGATAAGAGTGCAAATGAATTTACAACGCCATTTAAGACTTATCCATCCCTATAAAAAGTGGTGTATAAAACAATTAGGTAATATCTTAGAAGAAAGGTGAGTGATAATGTGGCGGAGAAGTTAGAAGAAAAAGAGCTGAAAGCTTTAAGTAAACGTGTTACAAATATTGGTAAAGCCTATTCAGAACTTATGGATAGAATTTCTTATCGTACTACAGGTTCAAGCAATGATAGAAGAAAAGAATTAGCCCAATTATCAGCTAAAGTAGATGAAATCATCAATGATGAAATGTCATCGTTAACAAAATATGCTGGAGAAGATTTATCGGATTTTATCTTTAAATTATTTAATGATACAAAAAATCCTGGGCAGAATTATATGGGTGGGAATATCCGTTCTATGGAGGATTTATTTAAAGCAGATGATTCTACCATGGTAAACTATTTCGTTAGTAAGCAAAAAGAAAGTCGCGTATTATATAATGAATTAGATATGATATCTACTCAGCTTTATGAACTAAAAGAATGTATCAATGTTACAAGAGATAGTATCGTAACATCGGATGATATCTCGAAAACGATTTCGAGACAAATTTCTTTTTCTGGTTATGGAGAAGAGGAATTAGAAGAAAGTTCTGCTTTAAAACAAATAGAAGGTATGGAAAAGAAGTTTAAACTCTTTAAGAAGATTAAGAACTTCGTTGTACCTAATACACTTCGTTATGGAGTTTATTATGCATACACTATACCATACTCAAAGCTATTTGAGCAATATTATAAGAAAAAGAACGAAATACAATTTGGTGTTACGAATGAAGCATATACAGTTTCACATATTTTGAAAGAGAAAAATAAAGATACTGTAACGGAAATGTCTGCTTCACTTATGGAAAGTATTAGTTTGGTGGTAAATGAATCAGACGCTAAAATAGCTGTTCCGAAGAAATCTACGACTACTGAAATTAGTACAACAGTAGAACAGTATTTGAATAACATAGAAATCTACAATGATGAAATCCCTTTACCTCTTATGGAAGATGGTTTAGAGGTAGCAGAAATGATTGATTTTAGAGTAGTAACTAAGAAAGCAATTAAAGACGCAGAGAAGCGTAATAGTGTTGGTCATAAGTTACAGTACTCTGATGGGGTTAAGAATAACTCAAAAGATACAAATTTTGATTCTATTAGTAATGATGTATATGTTAAGTATATATCGCCAGATAGAATGATACCTGTAAAGATATTAGATACTACTATCGGGTATTATTATGTAATAGATTTAGGTGAAGATACTTTACAACCATTTAGCAATACGATTAAGATTATAGATGCTGCAATGATTAACAAACAAACAGAAGATATGTTTATTCAACAATTGACGAATAAAGTAGTACAAGCATTCGATAAACCATTCTTGCAGAATAATCAGAAATTCAGGGATTTAATCCTTAACTCTTTAATGTATGAAGATTCCTATAGAAAGAAACTACGTTTTCAGTTTATTCCAGTTGATTACGTAACTGAGTTTACTGTAAATGAAGATGAAAATGGGAATGGGCAATCGGTATTAAAAGATTCGCTTTTTTATGCGAAGCTATATCTATCTTTGCTTATTTTCAAGATGCTTCAAATATTAACGAAATCTTCTGATACTAGAGTTTATTATGTAAAGAATTCAGGCTTAGATGCTGATATTATGTCGGGTATTCAGAATGCTGCTAGGCAGGTAAAGGCGAAGCAGATTAACTACTATGATATTATGAACCCAATTACTTCTACTAGTAAGTTAGGTAATAACAATGAAATTTTTATACCTTATGGTAGGTCACAAGAAAAAGGTATGGAATTCGATATTCTTCAGGGGCAGGAGGTTCAGCTTAATAATGATTTAATGGATATGCTGAGACAAGGTTATATCAATGCGACAGGTGTACCATCTGTTATTATGCAGTATATAAATGAAGCGGATTAACTAAATTAGTTCGCTCTAAACCTCTCTAATTGCGGGGAAGTCTTGTTAGACTATAGATACTAAACTAAGATAGTGATATACTTAGTGGCGAAGGGTAATTCCTTAGGTATAGTAAAAAGTCTATAGGTAGAGGCAATCGACGCAGCGAAGTATCTTACAATGATAAGATATGAGTTCAACGACTATCGAAAGCATAGCTTATATAGAAATATATAAGCGAAGAAGCGAGTAGAGTAGCTATCAAGTGATAGTGAAATGGGAGGCATAATATATATGGTAATAGTATATATTATGAAGATATAGTCTGTACATCTATCGAGAGATAGAGAAATTATTGATTTTTAAATCAATAATTTAGTTAGTCTAACGAACTAACTTAACATATTAGTACGCCAAAACGCTTGTAATGGCTAACAGTAAGTATACTGGTCGAGTTATTTCATTACAGAACGATTTCAATGTTTCTATTACAGAGTTTTATAGGAAATTAGCAAAATTCTCTACAGATTTAGACGAATCTATTATAGATAGTATGGAATTCGTATTTGTTGCCCCTAAGACAATCAATACACAGAACATGAATGATTTGGCTCAGGGGACAGACCAAGTTGTCCAATATATGATATCTACTTATATGGGACAAAATGCAGATGTTGGTGAAGATGGTAATAAATTAAAAGATAGATTAACAAGAAAATTATCTAAGATGATGTTACCTACATTACCATGGGATGACTTAAAAGACATGGCAGAAGAGGTATATGCTGAAATACAGAAAGAAAAACTGGAAGCTAAGAATAAAAATGGTGAAGATAGCGATGAACCCGCTATACCTACATTTGTGTAAAAACGATAGAAGTACAGATGCTTTATTAGCATCTGTACTTCTTTTTATTGTGTTTATCAATGTGGTATTACCTTAAGCTAATTAGTTGCCACCTTCTGTTACTTCGTAACCAGTTCTATCAGCATTAAGAGCAAGATAAGGGTTCGTCATTCCGTTACCCTGTTTCCACTCTTCATCATTGGAATAATCCGTATAACGGATACTTCTTTCTGTCCAAGCTTTAATATCCTGACTAGCCTTATCTCTAATATCCTGTGCGGTCCATCCTGACTGGAAGTCAAGGAAATCGCGTAAGATGACATACTTCTTAATAAGCGCCTTAGCAACAGTATTAATCTGTGCAGATTCATACTTAACACAAGTAAATGTCTGCGAAATCTGTACAATCTTATGATCGCCAGAAGTATATTCAAAGTGATCTTTTGTTGCCTGCTTAGGCATCATATTTGTAAGGAAACATGAATACTGAATATCATCTGCTCTACCAGTAGGACCAGTATGAACATAGAAAGCTTCAGCAGTAATGTTAGCCTGTGTATATTTTACACGCTCTCCGGAATCTGTTCTAGCATTGTGTAAAGTTGCTAATCCAGTATTAGGGTCAGAAATACCTGAAATCCACATCTCCATATATTCTCTGATAGGAGAACCTGCGAACTCGTATAACTGAATAGTAATTTCTGTAGTTTCATCCTTAGCTACAGTAGGAATATCGAAAGATTTTCCAGCGTAGCCACCAGTGAACTGCTCGAAATCTAATGTAGTATTTCCAAGACCCGTAACACCAGTATTTCCATATTCTAACATATGCTTAACACCTTTTGTAGCTGTAGGCATCAGGCACTCCATGAAGAATGGCATACGTACGAAGAAAATACGCCCATAACCTGTTCTAAGAGGGTCATATTGCTTTAATGACTCATGAGTCGTATCAAGACCTCCTAAGAACAATGAATATTTTTGAATATTCGATGCATCGAATTGTGCAATGTTACTTTGCATAGTTTTGATATCTGCCATTGTGATTCACCTCCTTCTATAATTAAACTCTACTATTGATATCGATTTCAATAATACAGTTCTTAACAATAGTTTTGAATGTGACAGAAAGATAACAATGTAGAATACTTCTCTGCTCTTCCCAGCTATTCATATCGAAGTAGACATTATACTCTCTACACATGTTCTGGTATTTCTCCAGTGTGTTCATAGCATGTTTAGTGTATCTTTCTCTATCTTCAGCTTCAGCAAACTTGTAAGTAGCTTTGATACAAAGTTCCTCAAGGTCACGTTTCATAGCTAATAATACAGCAACGTTGTTCATTTCGTTCAAGTCACTGTTAGATGTCATACTTGTGTACTGAGAACCGATAACGAATGTATTTCTGGCAATAGCTTCAATCCAGTTAAGGCGTCTCTCAACAAGTTTAGTCTTAATATCTTTATCATCGTATTCAATCATTGGAATTAACTTCTCACTAACGATACCAGTACAACGACCATAGTCTTCTCCAACCATTGGATAAGACAAGTTGTTCTGATAATGAGAAGGCATCAATAATGAATAGAAGTAAGGTGCAGTTACAGTAATTCTACGACCTGTGAATGGGTCTTTTACTACTGCACTCTGGAAAACTTTAGAGATTGCCCAATCATCCATAGATACAATCTGAGCACTATCAGCCCATGTTGTAACTTCATAAATTGTAGAAAGAATACCTGCATCAATAACAACTTGACAATCGCCACGATCAAGACCTAACTGTGCTAATAGAACCTTATTTCTAAGACTGAGGTTAGCATCTAAGATTACATCAGTAGGATATCTTCTTCTACTAATAATACCTGTGTCATATTCTCCACTTAAAGCTGTGTGATAACAATCTTCAATAGCTGTCTCTAAATCAGTTCCAGCTGCAAAGCTTCCATCACTACCATAAGCAAATGAGATACCATAAGCTTCAGATAAGCTTACATCGTTACTTCCTTCAGCAGGAACAACGATTTCTAAGTTAGGCACATATGTTCTTCCATCAGTCTCAAGACCTGTAATGAAGTTGAAGTCAGATGCATCAATATCTACAGCTGGGAATGCTTCTTTATACATTGTAAAGATAGTATCGAACGCATCTTCATTGCCATATGCACCAATTTTACTTGAACCATTGTCTGCATCCGTAATGATATCGGCTGCAAATAATGATGTATTTTCTGATACATTTGCTGGGTCGAACGATACATAAAAACGCTCTTTCAAGTTGAAGCCATCAGTTGTATCGTATAATTCAATCTGCTGCATGCTTGTACCGTACTCTTCAGTCATACGCTGTGAATCAACGATACGGAACGCATAGTTGTTTCCATAAATACCACGACCTAAAGAATACAATGAAATTAGAGGTACGGTTAACCAGCCCTCATCATCTGTTTCTTTTGCAATTTCATCGAAAGCTGTTTCGATAGAAGCAACAGAACGTAATGCATCTTCTGCGATAGTCTGGAAACGGATAAGCATCTTGTCTGGGACAAGATTTGTATTTGGAATATCATCTACTGTAACAACAGCATCTGTATCTGTAGCTCCAGCTGTAATAGTAGCAACATTAGACCACTCACTTGTTCCTGTAGCGGTTACTGTTCTAACTTTGTAGTTATATACAGCATCTAATACAAGATTATCATGTGTATATGTTTCAGCCCCATTTACAGTAATGATATTGCCTGTTTCATTGTTAATACAGATTTCATATCCTGTAGCATCTGTTACAGCATCCCACGTAAGAGTTACTGCATAAGTATCTACAGAACTTGGATCTTCTTCTGTATCAGCAGGTGTTGTCACTGCTGTAGCCTTAAAAGTATTAGGAACCTGGATAGCATCTAATGGTGCTTCCACTTTCTCAATCTTTACCTTAGCGACTAATGTTACATTCGAATAATTAGCATCTGCTGGAAGTACACGCATACAATGTACAATAGCTTCACCTGAGGAAAGCATATTGTATGCCTGAAGCATTGGCTGTCCATATAACTTAAAGTTCACTTGACCGTACTCTTCGAAGAATTCGGAAAGGGAATACTTTGTTACAAGTTTATTGTCAATTCCTTTAGATGCGGCAAAAAAGCACATTGACTGGAATCCACTGATAACGGCAGGCGTTGGGTCAGTGTCATTCCAACCAGAATAGTCATTATAGTAAGTTTCCACGAAAGGGAACTTATACTGAGGAATAATTTGTGTTTCTCTTGCCATGTCTATTCCACCTTTCTTTTATATATTTTACTTAATTGTTTTAACTGCCCCTCTTACATCTTGATGATTTCTTCTACAGGAGAAATCTTTTCTTTCTTATTATAAGCCGTTGTATTTAGGGAATACGTTATCATCGAATCAATATCCTCAAATGTCATAGCGGCAAACGTAGAGTTTCTCGCACAGATTTCTCTAAGTGATGCAGCACGATAATCATAATCACTAATACTATTATCTTTTGACCTAGCTTCACCAAATGTTCTTTCAGGCTTTTTTGGATCACGATATATTTCTCTAATGATTGCTTCCTGTATAGATGAGGTTACACCTACATTTGTACCATTTAAAGCTAAGTTCTTATGCCATACATTGATAATATCGGAATATTTGATTCTAGGTAGTTTACCACCACATAATAGATTTAAAAATAATTCTGTATTATCAAGATTCTGAATAATGTTTACAGGTGTAAATATATCCCCTGTAAAGAAACGAAGAATGATATACTTATCCCCTCCATCACCTATATCAGATTCTAAAGATACCTCATCTTCTATGATATCTGCTGGATACATATAAATCATAGTAGGAATGTTAAGAATTTCTTCACATAGTACCTTATCATTACCATCGAATATTTTAACGGTAAATAACCCAAATACTGTAACGGAATCTGGAGATTGTTCGAATAACTTACCATTGTTATAATGCTCTGGTATATAGCATTCTGCTTTTATACCAGTAAAAATAAAATTGTTTCCATCGTCTTTTAAATACGCTGCTAACTTTCCCATATTTTTCCTCCTTTGCGCCAGTAAATAGAAACAATAGTCTCTCTTAAACTATTGTTTCTATAACGCAAAAGAAAAACCCCTAAGTAACGGGGTCTAATCGTTACTTAGGGTAAAAAATCTACTGTATAAAGCTATGATGAAAAATGTCTTTGGAAAAAGGTTGACATAGCTTTCTAGTAGTTCAATCTTTTTAATTGATGTAGTATGCATACCAGTATAAACCAATATACTATGTTACAAAATAAAAAATAGCCGTCACCGAAAGCGATGAATCCTACACTTAAATGTATGTTTTCTCTTCCGATTGGCATGTTCAATATTTAATTGTATCGAATATCTCATATTCTAGGTCTATTATAGTGTAACTCGATAAGCAATATTCAATTGTAAGTGAAAATATCCCTAATTTTCATGGTATTTTAGTTCTCGTGAGAATAATTTATTTCTAATAAGCTGTAATGGAAACGAACTGTTATTCAATATATGCTGCCTTCGTCCATCCTACATACTCATTATTACCTCCTGTATATTTAATCATAATCCAGTCACCTTTTGTCTCTAATACAGTAACTGTCTGATCTTTAGGAATGAAGCACTTTCTAGGACAGTTAGAACCTGGTCCAGTATAAAGACAGCCATTTTCTTCAATAATAGTTGCTATTCGTGGTTTATCTTTATGATGAGCTTTTACCATTCCTCTTAATACTACTTCTTCTGACATTTAATTCACCTCGTAATCTTACTTTGTTACTAAGTCAATAAACTTCTTCGCTATATTAATAAGATGTTCTTTTTCATTTTCAGAAATAGTACCTTTATATAAATCCTGAAGCATAATAGCGAAACGTGCCAAAAATAATCCATCAGTAATCTTCTGAGGATTACGGATATATGTTACAGAACGCATGATTAAGAATAAGAACAAATCACCGTACTGCTGATAATCCTCTCCGATGAATTTTCCTTCAAAATCCTTATATGCAACAAGATCACTCTTTAAACCTAGATTACCGATAATTTTTCTATACTTTTCATATACTTTTATAAATAGATGCTCATGCTTTGCATCGTTATATGCATTTTCCGGATGAGGTAACGATGCCAATTCATCATAGAACCTATCTAATACTGGAAACACTTCAAATGAATCAAGCATTTTACGGTAAGTTTCTTTCTTAGGGTCATCATCTGCTGCTTCATGGTACAGTTTTTTCAAATTCTCATAGTAAGCATCTGTACTACCTGAAAATTCTGCATATACTTTGTCAATATCTACTTTATATTCTTCAATCGCTTTATTATAATTTTCAATCTCTTTGTCTAAAGCGTTCAAAGTAGTAGCTGATGACCATAACAATTCAGCATAGTCTCTCTTGAATTGAAGAACCTTTTCTGGATTTGAGAATTCGATATCTAATTCAATATCTTCTCCATTCTCATCCTTAAAGATATTTTCAATTTCTTCAGCTGGTAATGTCTGAAAGATTTCTTTATCTTTATCCAGATAAGCTGCGATATGTTCGTCAATAATATCCATATAAGTTTCAGGGTCAACAATTCCCTGAGATTTTGCTTCTACGGTTGTATTTCTTACATTGTTTAATGTATTGATTTCACTAGCTGCTTTTAGGATAGAGTAATCTAATGCTTTAGAATGCTCTTCAACTGATTCTGTGTTTTCTACATTGATATTTTCGTTACTCATTTGTACTAACCTCCAATTTTCTTAATAATCTTTGTACGAACTCCTGCATAGATATCACCACCAATATCATCTGAACCAATAATGATTCCGAATAAACTATTTAATGGCTCTCCGTTAAGAATTAAACGCTGTATCATTGTATTAATTACTTCTGCCTCATAACTATCTTCTTCCGATACTGTATTTACATAATGAGATAAATCATCGCACCCCATATCTAATACATCGCTAATAATGCTAGGTAATGATGATAAAATAACACACCATTCTTTATCTTTTGAAATCTGCTTAGCATTGATTGTACCGACATCTTTCTTCCCGATATTTTCTTCATATGCATTATAGAATTCTTTTCTATTTTCTTTAATATATCTAAATATATACTTTACGGTATGTTTTTTATAATTAAGGATAAAGAACCTATAGCAGACATCAGCTAAATCTGTTAGTTCGCTGATATTGCCAGCCAAAGGGTCCAAATCAAAATCGAAACTATAAAGACTATCCATCGTCTCTAATATAAACGATGCCATAGAAATTTTTAAATCGTTTATACTCCTCTGTATATCTTCATCCTGAAATTCTGTCAGGATATAATCACATTTTTCAATAAATGGGTCAAAAAAGTTTGTTGTACTGAAAAATGGATCATGTATTTGTTTCTCTATGCTAGTCTTTGTTAATTCTGTAGGAATTTCATCTAATAAACTAGCAATTTCATTGTCATTAAATGGGTCAAATTCATTTACACTTCTCATTAAATTCTCCTTTCTTCATTTACCTCTCTGTTAAAGTAAAATTAAAAAAGTATGTAAAATAAGGGATAATTAAAAATTATCCCTTATTTTGTTATGAATTTAAGTAATCGAAGAATGATGCACCCATTCCTACATTTGTAGAAGTTTCAGTATCCATCTGTCTTACAACTACATTATGCTTATTAACATTAGAAAATCTATCCATATACATTGTTTCTAATCTAGCTTGTGCCATTTCTGCTTGTCTCTCTGCATTATAGTCGTCTACAGTTTGATACTTATTTTGTTCTAGAAGAGTTTTTGTTACATCACTAAGTTCATCGCTAAATGCAGTAATATAACTTTCATCTTGAAATAATCCTCTATTCGCTTCATTATCAGTAGGAACTTTACCTTTAACAAAGCCAAAATTAGCTAAGTTATTTCCATAATGCAATACATATAAGCACATCAAGAATGCCATAACAGAGTCATCATGTTCTCCGCTTGCTGCGGCAATTTTTCCTTTCTTATCGATTACAAGTTTGAATACTTGATTAATAAGAATAGGTGATACGAATGAATCTTTCTCTTCTACTACATATCTTTCTAATAAAGCCATCATAGCTTTACGAGATTTTGGATTTGTAGAAACTCCATATAACATACGACGTTGAGCTTCTCTTTGTAAGAATCCTTGAGCATCTAATTTTTCATCAATACCATCTGCAACCAAATCTCTATCTGAGTCAAAATATACATTACCGTGAATACTGCTCTCCTTTAAGTGTGCGATTACAGCTTCACCATTCATATTACGCTCAATGCATAGAATACCATAAGGAATATAATTCTTAATCAATGAAATTAAGAATCTCTCTAATTGAGGAATACCTATGACAGAACTAGAAAAATCAGCAACAACTCTTTCTTTATGAGCATCATAAACGACAATAGCCGTATTATCTTGTCCGTATCCATTTGAAACATCCACTCCAACGATATATGGTTCACTACGATTGATTGTTTCATATACATTTAATTTGAAATATTGGTTGATAAAGTATTCTTCAATTACCTTACCTTTCTTTTCTCCAAGTAATGCAATATCTGCTGGGTCAAATGGAGAATTTTCAGAACCATGCATTCTCTCTAAGAAAATTTCTCTACGGATTTTAAGTTTATTATTATTCAAAACAGCACATGTATCTTCGAAGTATTTCTCATCTTTACCAAGTTGATAATACTGATACTCAATATACATGATACGGTTTGCCGAATTTGCTTTTACATACGATCTTACTTCTGCAGGGTCCCAATCGTAAAATTTTTCAGTCCAACCACACATTAATTCCCTAATCTCATCAGCATCTTTACCGGGCTGACTATCCAAATCTCCTGGTGTACTGATGAGAATACGGCAGTGTGGGGCATTATTTCTTTCTGAGTTTTCCGCAGCACTTCGATATGCAGGACCAGCTGCTTCCATAATCGTTTTAATAAATGGTGTAAATTCAATCTCATCATATAGCTGTATAGGCTGTGTTAATCCTCGACCTAGACCATCAGCAGCTTCAATAGATGCTGCTTTTCCTTTAACAACAATTTCATTATGTGTAGCATTGTTAGATAACTTCTTAACGTTGTTTGTTTCTTTCTCAATTGTACCATCTTCTCTATAAGTAAATTTCTGTTGCATATAAGATGGTAATAAATCTCTTTGGTCTTTTAAACGATTTAAGTTATTGATTGAGTCGGTTTCAGTCTTATTTAAAAACATCATCTGAGAACGCGTTGTACCAAAATGGAATACCCAATTTATTAATGCTACCGTTGATTGAGTTTTACCAATCTGACGAGGGATGCATAAGTAATGGTCAATAGAATTGAAGAAACACCATGCTGAAGCTAAATTACCTCTATTTAATTGATATGGGATACCTGTACCACCTTGGTCAGGTATCCTCGCAACTTCTCTTAGGAAATACCACGGATTAACAATACACTCCGTAACAATTCTCATTTGCATCTCAACTGAAAGACAGTTGCAGTAGGGGTCTACCCCAACTAGACTTCTATCATACAATGCAAGAAAGAATATGTTATTTTTTATTCCTAAGGTTTTCAAATCCATTGCAGTCTGGATAAAGCTTAAGTTCTTTGTATCAGTATCATAATAGGGAGCTAAAGCCATACTATCACTTACCCTTCATATCCTTTAGGAACTTTAATGAAAAGCCCATACTGTTTATCGACGATTTTCATATCTAATACTTTCATACGATATTCCTCTAACTGTTTCTTATAATCTTTCAGAGTTGATTCACTTTGAGAGCATCTAGAAGCATTACCGTTAGCATAGTATTCTAAACCAAGATTAATTACATTTAACTTATCATAGATAAGGTCTAAAACGTAATATTTATCATCTAATGTCTCAATACGATCCATTTCAACTCGAATGATATCTAGATCACTTTGTTTTACTTTCTTTAACTTGCCTATGTTACTTACAAATTCAACAAAGGATTCTTGTGCCATTATTTTACGATAATCCATAATCAACTGTTGCTCAGCAACAATAGCAGTTCCTGCTGTTTCATCACCAAAGAATCGATTCTTAATAGCCTTAAATATATTTTTTCCATAAGGACTAGTAGTAACCTTTTCTTGAATTTCCAGTTCTTTACGAAGTTTTTCTTTGCGGATTTCTAACATACTGAGCGTTTTCATAGACCACTCCGTAATAACTGCAATATCTCCTTCTACATCTTTATCTGTTCGATTCACTAAATCATTATTAGAAGCCATAATCATCTTTGTGATAAATGAATCTAATGCCTGCCCGTAACCTGCTTGCACAACAAATTTATCAGCATCAACTTCTTTCTTTGTATCAATATAAGAGAAATTCTTTGATTCACATGCAGATACTACAACAATATCGAACAGCTTAGAGAATTTAGGATTCTTATAAAGCTCTTGGATTCTATATCCACTTTTAAGAATCTTATAGTTCACAACTTTATGCAATCTAGCTGGTACAGAATTTGCATAAATGATATGACCGATTTCATGTAATAAAACTGCCACCATTTCTTGTGGATTTGCATCTAGTGCTTTATCATAAATCAATTTATCATCAATCTCGATAAACCATTCATCACATTTCTTCCAGATTTCTTCCAATTCTCTTGATTTAGATTTAGGACTCATAAGGTTATCTACTAATAAATCTACAGTTGAAGTACAAGGGTAAATGTTCATACCGAAGAAAACTGTTTTAACATGAGAACTTGGTATAATTGTGACATGAAAAGTGGCATAAAATAAACGTTCTAAAGTTCTTTCGATACCACGGATATTAGGTTCAACCGATTTCTTATTTTGAATACCGGCAAAATATTCTTCTAAAATCTTTAATTCTTTAGGATTTAACATTATGACTATCTCCTTTCTATTTTTTAATAAAAGATACAGGTAAGACTCCTAATTAAAGAAGCCCTACCTGCACTATACTTAATTTAATTTAAAACTCAATAATTCTCCAATGATTATGAGTTCTGAACCATTCCAAACTCATTGTTTGTCAAGTTGAATGCACCCTGAACTGGTAACAACTCTGTTGTTAAGTAGCGGCTTGTAGCCATTACGTTTGGAATCAATGGAGTAATTGGGTTTCTGTAGCTGTTCTCAATGTTCATTGAGTATTTGTAATGCTTGAATGTGATAACCTCTTTGCTTAATGGATAAGCGACGATTCTCAATCCAAGATTCTTGTTAACCTTTAATGTAGAAACAACATGGATACGGCTCTTTGTTCCTGTCATAACACCGTAACGGTAGTCAATCTGAACACCACCGGTCTGGTTTCCTTCATCAATAACCCACTTAACATTGTCCTGAATCAATGTGATATTTGTAGGGTTACCGTAGATAACGAACATTACATCTTCTCTCTTCAACTTAGTCTTAAGCTGCTCGATTGCACGGTTCAAGTTGAACTTCAACTCTGTATCAATCCAGCTAGAAGTAGTAACGAATGTTGTAGAAGTATTTGGAGTACATGAGAAGTTCCATGTATCTGTAAATCCTTCATCATAACCATATGGGAAGTTCTTCTTTCCAACCCATTTGTTGTATGAATCCTCTAAGAATGCTAATCCCTGAGAATCCTCGAAGTTCAAGCAGCAATCACCCATATCAGAAATAACCTTAGAAGTTACATCGATATCGAATAATGTCTTGTAATCTTTAATCTTTTCGATTGGAAGACCTGTGTTGATTCTTTCTGTAGAATCTGGAATCTTCCACTCTTTCAATTCACGTTCAACATCAAGCTCTAATGTCTCAGTATTGTTAACGTTCTGTAAGTGACCTCCGAACTGAACTTGTGTTACTAACTGTGCTGTAGAAGCAACACGCACAACTCCTGAATAAGAATCAACCGCACCGATGATGAAGTCTTTCTTAATTTCTCCAGCTGTGTTTGTATACTCTAATTCATAATTAAATGTACCATTTGCACCGTAATCTGGCTGGATATCCAATCCGTCAATTGTTAAATAAGTAGCATCTCCTTCTCCAGGTGCTGTTTCAGCTGTATCAATAACCTTAACAGCAACAATACCGAAATCATATCCTAATGCATCACGGAATGATAAGCTGCCACCAGACTCTTCTAAGATATTTAATTCATCAATAGGTAATGTTCCAGTCTCTGGATAGAACTTATTTGAAATTAATTTTCCTTTTGCCTTAGCAGAAACTGCCTTATATGCATTGTTGTAGAAGATTTCAGGAATGTAATATTTATTTCCTTCAACGTCCTTTAAGAAGTTTCTTTCGATACCAACCTTAATAATTGGTTTGTCTGGTACCTCTGTCATGAGGATATCCTTCAATGGACTCTTTAACCATACTTTCTTAAGAACTGGAAGAGATACGCCGACGATTGGTCTTAACTGACCATACTCAGCACCTTCTCTAACCATTTCAAAAGCAGTATTCTCCATCAACTGAGCTAACTTAGCAGGATTCATTTTTGACCATGCATCATCAGTCGTATCATTAACATCCGAAAGCAACTGATCCATATATGCTTCTTTAGCTGGCTCAAATGTTAAAATGGAGAAAATATCTCTCATTGGGTCCATCTGATATGTTGTTTTTACACTTTCAAGAACCTGTGCTGTATTTGCACAGAACTCAGCATCTTTGTCAACAGCAAAGCTACCAACAATATTAGCTGCAGTGCTAGATTCGTTCAAATATTCAAACATTATCTACACATCCTTTCTTATTTTTTATTATATTGTTTTGTATTGGGGTTTTAGAACCCTATTTTTTTAGCATCTCGATATTGAGCTTAATTGCTTCAATATAACTATTGTACTGAAGTAAATTAACAGGATAACTGTTTTTATTAAAGGCAGATATCATATATTCATATAAATCATCTTTAATATGAACTAAGTTCGTACTTACAGTACTATAGATTTTGTTTGCTCCATAAAGATTATGGATTGCCTTAACGATTTTCTTTTGCATATTAGATACATGCTGATATAACAACAGGAAATCTCTATAGAGAGCAACACTATTATCGACTTGCTGTTTATCTTCTTGTTGCGTATCTTGAGAAGCATCTGTGCTCATAGAAGGGTCATCATCACTTGATTCTGTTCCGGAATCAGAATCTCCCCCATCACCAGTATCTCCAGCATCATCTTCTCCCATATCACTATAGTCGGTTGCATCATCTGTTGTATCTTCGGCACCATCTTCATCATTCGAATCGTCGGTATTTTCCTCAGTATCCGTATTATCATCTGAATCTTCTGACTCATTTGTATAATCGGTACCTTCATCAGAATCATCACCAGTGTTATCTGTTGCATCTTCGTTGTCCTCCGCATCAGAATCGTTTTCTGTAGTATCGCCATCTGGTGTTTCATCTTCTGTATTATTGGCATCAGAAGTATCTTCGTTATCCTCCTCTTCATCTGCCGTATTTTCATCCGTTACATCCGTTTCATTGACTTCGGTTTCTTCTTCCTCCGCAGCTTCAGTATTATCGGAATCATCTGCAGTTTCTTCATCATCACCATCAGTTATTTCTGTATAGTCATAAGATGTATCCCCTGCATCTTTTTCCTCTTCCTGATTATCATCTTTATTTCCATCTTCTAGTTCTGTGTAATCAGTAGCTTCATCATCTGTATTTTCTTCCTCGTCATCTTTCGCTTCCATAACGGTTTTTAACCTATAAGCAGGTTTATTCTTTACTCGATGTAATGTTCTAAGGAAACTGTCCATAATTAAGACCCTCCTTACTGTTGTTGTCTTACAATATCTGTATTTCTGGTTCTTGTATCTCTTAAGTTATAACGTAGTCTATTACGTTCTTTCTCAAGAGCATTCTTTTGACGCATTAGCTTATATTTAGCTTCTTTATTAGAATCAGATTTCGCATCCTCAATCTTTTCATCTAATAACTTCATATTATCCTCAATGTCATCTACTAATTCTCTCTTAGTCATTTCATCGATTCCTTTATCAATAAGAAGCTGACCAACTAATGCGACTAATGCATACCACCAATTTCCAATTGCACCAGCAGCTCCAGTAACAATACCCACACGAATCAAGCGCTTAATCTTTACACGTAAACCACCTTTGATTAATTTTTCTCTTCGTTCAGAATTGTCTGCTGCTTTGATTTTGTCAATTGTGTTGTTTATCTGGTCTTCTACAGATTTCGCAGCTTTACCAATAGCTGCTGTTGCTCTACTACCTTGAATAGAATCATTTTTAACTTTATGCTGAATTTTCCTAACACCTTTCTGTATACCCATAGAAGCTTTTGTTACAAGTTTGCCTTCCATAGTAACTTCATATGATTCTTTAATAGAATCTAAATGCACAGAAGTTCTCAAAAGATTTTCAAATAACTCAACTAATTTATCATCACTTAAAGAGTTATTGTCATACGTAGCAAACTCAATTACAGCTTTATCTGCTTCCGATTCAGCTTCGACTAACTGAGATTCTGTAACGACAAATGAGCTTTCAGAAAGAACTTCAGGTAATTCATCTTCATTTTTAAAATTATCAGATATCTCATAAAACTCCTCCTCAGTAATGTCAAATGACTCAGTTACATTTTTATTTCTTTTAGCAATAGCTTTTTCAACTTTTGCTTTTCTCTTCTTCTGGTCATCAGTTTCTGTTTTCGCAGAAGAAATTTGCTTTCTTAAATCATTGACAAATTTCGCCGGAGAAGTTGCAACCCTTTTAATCATTTTAAGTAGTGCTGCAATAAGAAGCAATACTGATGTTAAAGTGAGTACGGATGTTGTAATAAAATTTACAATGATAAGGACACCTGCATCTTTAAGTAAATCCATAGCTGTCTCTTCGTCTTCACAGGTTTCTATTTTCTTCACCAATACTTTTAAGTCTTTTTCAACTTTCTTTTTAATCTCAGTTTCAATCTTCTTTTCATCAATATTTAAGGTGTTCTTCGCTTCTAATATATAACTTGCTTCATATCCGTAGTCCAATAAGCTACAAACTTGCTCTAGTGTTACAGTAGATTCACTAATTCCATCTTCTTCAGGAAATCCAACTTGTGGTTGCATAGCCATAACGTTGTCGTTAATGATATCTTTTTTATTTTCTCTATATACAACAAGCATTTGTTTTGCCTGCATGAGACCATCGATATAATCTCCTAACGTACAAGGCATTTCCATCTCACCGGTTTCATCATTCTTGAAACTTATTTTTGTAGTGATATCCTCACTAAATAATCTGATTTCTTCATTTAAAACTGCAATAAGTTGATTTAAACGTTCTGCATTTGTTTCGCCGCTTTCTACGATCAGTTTACAAAAACTTTTAGGAATCTTAGTAATTTCATACAACGCATCACCTACATTGAAAACCCCATCATGTATAGGCGAATTTAGCCATTGTAATCTTTTTTTCTTCATTTCGAATAATTTCGCAATCAAGACTTTTCTTACAGCCATTAAAATTTTAGGGAAACCTCCAACTAAAATTCCAGGATGAGCTTTTGATAAATGCTCAGGGCTATAAAAATCATGTACTCCTTGGCTCGCCTCTTCATCTTCGTATTTAGCAGCTTCCAAAATAGGTTTAATAAACTTAGCAGTTATATTATCTGGAATGTTAGGTATGGATGCGATTGCAATATCATCCATCAAGCTTTCCATAGTATGCTCTTTCGAAACACACATAAATATTATATCGTCCTTATAGTTCTCTAAAGATTCGACCATAGCGTCATTTCCTGCTTTTGCATATTCCTCTGCTATTTCTGTAGCGCATTCTAAGTGGGAAGCCAACTCGTTCGCATCAGGATAAACACGAGATACTACTCTTAACATAAAGTCAGTTCCTCTCGAAGGCTCACTTAAAATTAGCTCCGCATTTTCAAACAGCACATTATCAGGAAATCTATTCAAAAACTTATAAAATTGACTAACAGTAGCCAAATTATAGTTTTCATGCAATTTATCAAATGCTTCAGAGATATCTTTATCAAGACCCACTATAATCAACTCCTTTCTTTTATTTTATAGAAATGTTTTTCGTAAGAAATCTAACCACCTTAAAAGAGACCTGAGAACAATATACTAATTAAAAAGAAAGGAAGTGGAACGTATGAAACGTAATGAAGTAGTTGCTACTATCGTTATGGAAGAAACATCTCCAGGCGGTCCAGCTAGACAATTAGATGTTATCGACAGAGAGAGTTTATTCTACGTTAAATTCGCGACAGTTCTGCAGGAATTTAATGCAGAAAATAGAAACCGTCGTACTTATTATAGAGACCCAATGTGGGAATCGCTAAACTTACCTCATTTACAGGAATTACGTGCGAAACACACCTGGTGCGGAGAAGCAGGGCATCCAATGTCTGATGAGACTAAACGTATCTTAACTATCGATCCTAAGTTAATTTCTCATACAATCAATAAGATTTGGTTAGAGGGTAATTTACTTTATGGCGAAGTAGAGACATTAGATGATGGTGGTGGTTATGGTACTAAGTTTACTAAGAATATCTTACAAGGACAAGAACCTGCATTTAGTTTAAGGGCATTAGCTCAGCTAGTTAAATTAGCAGATGGCTCTCAAGTTGTAAGAACTCGTTCTCATGTTGTTACTTATGACCGCGTTATCTTACCATCTCATAATAAAGCGTATAGAGATGAAAGAAAGCCTATTGAAAAAGTTTACAAGGATGTAACCTTGGAAGGTAACTGTATCACAGATGAACCTAGGTTAGTTCCAGTTCATGAATCATCATTGGTAGACTATATAATGGAAGAATCAAAGAATATCGACATTGTATCTTCTATGGTAGATGTTTGTAAAGAGTCTTGCACATTTACATCAGACCTAAAGAATCTTGTTGTAAAAGAAGGTTCCCAGACGTACTTAGTAAATGTCGAGGATAAGATTCGAGATGATGTGATGAATTATCTCTCCAAATTATAAAGGAGGTATTATATCAATGCTTGATTTATCCGATTTAACATTTGAAAAGGAGACGCCAGTTTTAGTAGTTAAAATTTTCAATACCGAATATAAACCATCAAAAGAAATTTGCTCTAAGATGGAAAGTAAATGCGGTACAAAAACGGGACTTCTCAATAGAACGTTTAAGATTCCTAATAAATAGTGAGGTGAATGTTTATGGCTTTATTTAATAATCTTAGCGATTTGCTTACATCTATCCGTATGGACTTAGGTATCTATGGATTAGTTTTGCCTGTAGATGTGGAAGAAGCTATGATGGATGTTCTTAGGTTAAAAACATTGCCTACTTTTAGTGTATATGTACCTTATCGATTTGACCTAAAAATAAGTTCTAAAATGATGCAAAATTTATCTATTGGTCAGCCATCGTATCAGTATTCTGCTATACGATTACCAGTAGAGAGTATGTTTCCAGAGCAACGATTACTTCATGTATTAGAGGTGAAACCTCTTACTAATGTAGCTGGCTCAGGATATGCTACACCTATATTCAATGGTGATGTAAATATCTACAATGGTTTAGCATTGGCTCAAGCACATGCGGATTTATTATCTATGGCTTGTCCTAATTTTACATGGGAATTTAAAGACCCAGATGTGTTGTATTTATACAATTATTCATCAATACTCGGTGGAGATATGATTGTAACTTTAGGGCTAGAGCATTTACCATCATTAAGAACAGTTAAACCGACTACAATGTTAACATTTCAAGAGTTAGCTTTACTTGACATTAAGAATTATCTTTATAAGACAATTCAACATCATGATGGATTAGCTTCGGCATTTGCTACAATTGAATTAAAAATAGACGATTGGAGAGATGCTGCCGTAAAAAGGGAAGATCTATTAGAGAAATGGAAAGATATTTACCATCTCGATATGCCGTCATATATCATTATTTGATAAACTGGAGATATACATTTATTGTATATCTCCTTTCATAAAAAATTAGAAAGGTAGGTGTTAATTATGGCATCTAAAATTGAAAAATTAGAAGCAATAGATAGAAAAACAGGAGTTAAGAATACAGTTTATCCAGAAACGGTCGCATCTGCGGTTAAACTTAATAATGGAGAAGACTTAAATTCTGCTATGACCAGAGCTTTATATGGAAACAATGTAGTTTTTATTACTAAAGCTGAATATGAGGCTTTAACAGAAGAAGAACAGAATGACGGAAGAATCTATGTTATTATGGATGATGATAACAAACTTATCTTAATTGCTACATTAGAAGCAGGTCATACAGAAGTTACTTTTACAAATGAGAGAATTACAGAAGATTCTATGGTCGATGTTTATGTAGATATATTCGGTATTTCTCCTACAAATATTGTTTATACAGAACATGCTATAACATTAAGTTTTGACGTTTTAGACGTTGATTTGAAAATTAAGGTGGTGATTCAATAATGCCATTCTATCCAAGTTCACCCGCTGCATCTAAAAGCGGTTTTTTAATAGACGGAAGTGTTTCTAAGAAAGATTTATCTATTGAGTTTTTTGCAGAAGAAGAAAAATGCCACATTTCCGCACCTACAACTTTTATAAAAGCTGTTAATTATAATTCACAAGTTTACCTTATTTCAAAAAATACGAATAGGGTTTATAGGTTTAATGGGGGAGAATTTGTAGATGATTCAGATGTCTATATCCCTCAGAGTCCTTCATTGGCATGCAGTGTATTTGCAACAGATGATATGTTTGTATACACGAATTCAAATGATTCACTCACAACTTCATTCTACTACCAAGGAAACATTACTGACTATAGATGGGTAAAAGGACCCGATATAGATTATTTTTTCCAGTCAGCTCTTGCATATTATAAAGGTGTATTTCATGTATTTGGTGGAGGGTCTGAAGATGATAGTAATGGGACTGCACATAGTACATTTAAAATAGGAGATAGTGAGTGGACAAGAGAAGAAGATTTACCTTTCTCTTGCTGGCATTCTATTACGTTAGTAAACGATTTACTATACTTCTTAGGCTCAACCGGTATATGGATATTTGATGGTGTGGAATATCGTTCATTGGAAGAATTACCGTTTGAAATGTCTACAACGGTATCATCCATAACTGCATATGATAAAATTCTATGTGTAGGTACAGATGGCACTTTGAATATTTTTGATACAACAACAGAAACATGGAGCCAGGTATCTGACTTTTCTAAAGAATTAAGTACTTCTTATAGTGCTCGTCTTTTTAGATATAATAATGGAATTTTCTCTTTGGGTGATTCTTCCGATATATACAAAGTATGTAGATATGGATATAAGGAGGTGTAATGTATGTTTTATAACATTAAATCGTGGGGAAGTAGTAGCACATCTTCTAAATTGACTATAGATAGTATTGAGAAAACGGGTGTATCATTAAAAACAGCGTATGTACTCGATGGAACAAATCTTAATACGAGCCATTCATTCTACAATACAAGTGCTTGTATCCATGATAATAAAGTCCATGTTGTCGGTGGGAATTATGATGGAGAAGATACAAATAAGCATTTTGTTATTGAAGATAATGAGTTTAAATATGTTGACAATGTACCTGTTGATTCTCTTGTAGTAGCAAAAATTATTTCCTTTGGCGGTAAGATACACGCATTTTTCTCTCAAAATAAGCATTATACTTGGTCTGAAGAAGATGGGTGGCTTGAACAAGATATTCTTCCTTTTCAATCGTCTACAATATCTCCAGTAATTTATCAAAATGAATTATTTTTATTTGAAGGTACTGGATATGGGTTATATAACTATCAAACCGAAGGGTTTGTTAAAAGAGATACACACCCAATTTATGAAACTGACCAAACTGCTTCAGATTTTAAAATTGTATCTTATAATCGGAAAATCCATATCTTTGGACCACATATGTCACTATCTCATTATACGTGGGATTATACGAATGGTTTCGTTAAGATGGATGATTTACCAACTGCGAACTATTATAACCCAATCGTTGCAGATTCTAAGTTTATTTATATTCTTGGAAATGGAGAAAATAGTAATGAAACAGACCATATATTTGTTTTCAATGGTAAAGAGTGGAGTCCTTCTGGTATGTATATACCATATAAGATAGATGGTGGTTGTGCCGTTCATGATGGAGAAAGTTTATCATATCTTATTGGCGGTAATGTGACAGATGATACTACAAATAATCTTCGAAAATTATTTAAGAAAATTTATATAAGATAAAGGAGGCGTTTATTTATGGGTAAATGTATATGGGCAAGTATTGATGAGAGAGGCAAGGCTAAAGGTGGTGACGCTGGTGACCAGACTGGTAAAGAAGTAAAAACTGGTTCTTGGTATAATTTTAATCAAACACAAATATTATTCTGGAAAGATGTTTCTTTGGCTAAGAAATATGTTGCAGCTTTGAAGTATTTCGCTTCTAGTAATCTTGTAGGATATGACCAGAGTGAAAGAACTACTCTTTATAATGAATTAGCTAAAGTAAAGTGGAAATATTCTGATTTGAAAGTAAAGGTTGAAACGGATTGTTCTTCTCTGGTATTAGCTGCTGTAAATTGTGCGGTCGGCAAAAAACTTATTACATCTGCTGCAAACAGTAGTACAATGAAATCTATATTAATGAATACTGGTTTATTTGTTGAAAAGACTGGAAGCAGATATAAAGATAGCGGGGATTATTTAGCTCTAGGAGCTATTTTAATTGCGCCAGGGAATCATGTTATTTCTGCTATCGAAAATGGTTCTAAATATGGTATAAGCAATTCTGTAGTAGCGGAATCAACTTTATCTGTAGGGTCAACGGGTTCGGAGGTTAAGAAATTACAGAGGAACCTTAATAAATTAAATTTTACAGATAGTGCTAAAAATCCTTTAGTAGTAGATGGAAAGTTTGGTGCTTCTACAAAAGAAGCATTGAAGAAATTCCAGAAGAAATATGGACTTACTGTTGATGGTATTTATGGTGTTAAAAGTGAAAAGAAAATGGCAGCTTTATTTTCATAATTATTAAGGGGGAGATATTATGCTACACAAATTACAAGTATTTATTTATAAGCATATTGAACCCATTCAAAAAGATTACTATACGCATAGAGATAAGGTTCAGCAATGGAGTGGGTCATGGTTAAAACAGAAAACAAAGAAAATCATTGATAGTGAATTAGCATTTGAGAAACTTTTCTTAATTGCTTATTTCGTGCTATGCACGTTTTCCAGCAAACTCAATTTACCAGATGAGGCATTGTCTTCATTGCGTCTTATATCTATAGCTCTTATTACAAAAGTAGCAGCAAGTATTATTAGCTATTGTATTAAGAGCTATAAAGAAACAAAAGCTGAGAAAGAGAATGAGAAAAATACAGAAACAAGTGATGACGAGATTATTGATGAAAATGATGAAGGCGAAGAGGATTCATAATCTTTATAATAAAAGGATAGGTGGAGGGTTTAAATAAAACAACCCTCTACCCTTTTTAGCTAAAAAACATTATAGTAATTAAAATATAAAGAAAGGAGACAAATGGCTATGGCTAAAATAATTGTTAAAGGCGTCGTTATTGGCTCCTCTAGTGTAAACCCAGTTACAAAAGAAACAATAGCAAGTGCTTTAGGCTATAATCCGGCAGATTCAGATCAGGTCGAAAAAAATACATCAGATATTGCGCGAATATTAACCGAAGGCGTTGGTTCTGGTATTCGTTGTTTAAATTGTGCAACGTTCTTGTTATTGTATTTAGAAGATAGATTAGTTGAAGATGTCAAATACGAAGTTAATTGTACGGAAGAAGAGATGTCTGATATTATCAATAAAATTAATTCTACTGAATACAATTTTACAAGTTATAATGTACAATTCATTGTAGATGACGAAGGTGGGGAAATCGGAGAAAGTACAACGACTACACCTAGATTTGGTATTGAGCGTGGAACAACCATCACACTAACAAATGGCTATGGGGTTGCGGTCATTTCATGTAATGAAGGAGAAACTGATATTACTATTGACGATGCTGACGGTATAGATGTTATAAGTACAGAAAAAGGTACAGTTGTTACATTTACTGAACCTGTAACGATTACATCAGATTTAGAGATTGAAGTTATTTACCCTTTGAATAACATCGCATATCAGCTTTTAATGAATGCAGGCGGTGGTTCAAGTTCTGACGAATTAACCTATCATCAAATTACTAATATTGTAAATATTAATGGCATCTATACAGATGCCGAAGTCCCAGTAGAACCTGAGGAAGGTAACGATAGTGGATTAACCGATGAAGATATTGTTCATGAACTACCTGATTATGAAGGTGATGCAACCGATGAAGATATCATGGATATTTTCAATGGTACTGATTAATAGAAAAGAATCTATGAAATTTCATAAACATATTTTTAATAAAATTGAAAGGAGTGTCTGATTATGGCAAAATATGTAACTATACCAAGATTATCAACATTTTGGGCTGGTATCGTAGAGAACTTAACTAATGGAGTTAATGGAAAGAAATTAACATCTAACGATTTAACCGATGCGTTAAAGACCCAGTACGATGCTGCACAGCCAAATACTATTGAGTCTATTAAAGTTAACAACGAAACTCAGCAAATCGGGCAAGGTAAGACTGTAAATATTACAGTTCCTACTACAGTTGCAGAGCTTACAGACGCATCTAGCTATTACACATCTTCACAGACAGATGGGAAAATCGCTGATGCTATTTCAGGAAAGCTTAAGAAACAAGTTGTTGCAGAATTACCAGAAGTTTCTGCAGCAGATGAATCAACAATCTACTTAGTTCCAAACACAAATTCCGATGGTTCTAACATTCATGATGAGTATATGCTGATTAATGGAGCATTTGAAGTTATTGGTACAACTGCTACTGAGCTTTCAGGTTTCGTTAAAGCAACAGATGAGGCTACTGATCAAGAGATTATGGCTATCTTTACATCATATAGTCCTGCACCATAGTCTGCTGAATTATATTTGCGCAAGGCATAAATTTGATTATGCTGTATAAAGACACGTCAAAGGGATTGCCAACTTATTGTTAGGTTGGCAATCCCTTATTTTTTATTTTTCTAACAGTTAAAATAATAGAAAAGGAGAGTGAAATTATGAGTTGGATAAGTCCTAATAAATTGGCTTATTATACAAATTTACTTAAAACTATTTTTGCCTCAAAGACGAATTCAGGAACAGTACTGTCATCTAATAGAGATTTTGCCGAAATTGCAGAATGGTCAGATGGCAATTCTAGTAATGAAAATCGTACTGGTTATTTTGTAATGTTGGACAGCAATTCAACTGGTATGAAAGTTACAAAGGGGGTAGAAGATGCTGATATTCTTGGAGTAACTATAGAAAGCCCCGCATTCGCATCTAATGGTGGTTCATCTAAATACGATGCGAACGGTAGATTATTACCACAATATGCATACATTGGATGGTGTGGTTTTGCTTCTGTTATAGATAACGGTAGCTGTACTGTTAATGGAAGATGTAAATGTGGAAACAGTGGAACCGCAATTCCATCAGAAAATGATTATGGCTATCAGGTAATCGAGCGTATAGATGAAAGTCATATCTTGATATTGATTGAGCCACATGGAGATGAGATGACTCGCATCGCCGAACAAATTAAAGATGGTGCCAAACGAGAACTTACACAAGCCGAATACGATGCATTGAGTACAGAAGAAAAAAATAATGGGACTGTGTATTATATTACAGATGGAGTAAGTTCTGGTGATGGGATTAACCGTTCATTCTTATCTGAAGAAGGTGTTTATGGCTTACGATATTTTAATGATAAGTTATCTTATAAGAATGGAAATGAATGGGTAGATATCAAAACTGGAGGAGGGGCAACCATTAAATTAGCAGCTCCTACTAATGTTACTACAGTATCAGGTGATGAAGAAGCAACTATTAAATGGGCTGACCCAGATGATGCTATTATTGAAGGAATTACATTAGCAGAATGGGATAGTACGGTGGTAGTAAGAAAAGAAGGTGTTGCTCCTACAGATGAAACAGATGGAGTAGTAATATTAACAAATACAACAAAAAATCAGTATTCTGAAAATGGATATGTTGATACTGGCTTAACGAATGGAACTACTTATTATTATGGGGTCTTCCCTAAAACAACAGATGGAGTTTATACCACAACTAGTACAATAGGTGTTACTCCTGCAATTATTTATCCAGATGCAGCAACTGGATTAAGTGTTTCTACAAATAAAGATAATATGAGTGCAACTGTTACATTTACTTTACCATCCAATACAACAGCAACTGTTGTAATGAAAGCAGGTAGTGAACCAGCATCAAGTACAGATGGTACGGTATTAAGCGGTTTAGAAACGGGTACAGCAACATTCAGCAATTTAGTATTAGATACAACATATTATTTCAAGGTTTATACTTATAATAGTAAAAATAGAGAAACCGCTGCCAATTCAAGTGTAAACACCATCATTAAATCATTGAATATCGTTACATGGGCAGACGGTAGCTGGGAAGATATTGGTGCAATGATTGAAGCTCATTACAATGGTGATATTGATATCACAGATTATTGGAGTAATGGAGATACAAAACGTGTACAATTAAATGCAATATCTT